ATGGTAAAGCCTATTCTACCTTGGACACGTAGCATTGAATACGAAGCCGATCTCACTAAAGAAGAGATGGCTATACGTGACTCTGTCGTTGAAGAATATCTGTTCGATTATGATTGGGTTAATGCGTGTAAACGTGTTGGAATGAGCTCCGCAATGGCGTTTGATTATGCCAAACGTTTTCAGGATGATAGCTATTGCCAAAGACGAATCAAAGAACTTCAACAGCAGAAAGCAAGAAGTGCTGAACGTGACCGCAAATATGAAATAGAACAAGAGCGCCAGCGCATCATTGAAGGTCTTAGATTTGAATCCACTTATCGTGGTCCTGGATCTTCTCAAGCTGCTCGTGTTGCTGCATATAAACAATTATGTAGCATCTTTGGATTTGAAGCTCCTAAGCAACAGAAGATGGATGTCGGTGTATCTACTGGTGTTATGCTGGTTCCTATGGTTGGTTCTATGGACGATTGGGAAAGAGTTGCTGGGGAGTCTCAGACTAAGCTGCAAGAGGATACTTTAAATGGACTCAATGATTCAGACACCGTCCACTAAGGTAGTATGGAAACCACATCCGGGATCTCAGGTACTGGCACTAAGTTGTCCAGCAGATGAGATTTTATATCATGGTACTCGTGGCCCTGGAAAGACAGATGCTCAGTTGATGCGTTTTCGTCGTTATGTTGGCATGGGGTATGGTAAACACTGGCGCGGTATCATTTTTGACCGAGAATACAAAAACTTAGATGACTTAGTTGCAAAGTCACAGCGTTGGTTTCCTGAATTTAATGATGGTTGTAAATTCTTATCTTCCAAGTCAGATTATAAATGGGTATGGCCTAGCGGCGAAGAACTAATGTTCCGTGTTGCTAAAAAGCCTAAGGATTACTGGCTGTACCACGGTCAGGAATTCCCATTTATTGGGTGGAACGAATTAACTAAATATCCGGATAGTGGACTTTACGAAGCAATGAAGTCCTGTAACCGTACATCCTTTGTTGCAGAAGAGAACCCGATAATTATTGACGGTGATGTGTATCAGCGAACTGGGCGTCTTGTTCTCGTTCAACCAGATCACGAGTACGCAATGCAGTTCATACTACCACCTTTGCCGTTGCAGATCTTCTCTACGACTAACCCATTTGGAGTTGGACATAACTGGGTCAAGAAGTATTTTATTAACTCTTGTCCGTTGGGGTCAATGAAGAAGGAAGTGACAAACGTCTTTAACCCGCGTACACAAAAACGGGAAGATGTAATCCGTACTCGCTGTCATATATTTGGTTCATACCGAGAGAACCGCAACTTGACACCTGAGTATGTTGCACAGCTTGTAAACATCGACGATCCTAACCTCCGCATGGCGTGGCTCGGTGGTAGCTGGGATATTACGTCCGGTGGAATGTTCGACGACCTGTGGCGACAGAATATACATGTGGTCAAACCATTCCCGATACCTCACTCCTGGAGAATCGATAGATCATTTGACTGGGGCTCGAGTAAACCATTCTCTGTCGGTTGGTGGGCAAGAAGTGATGGTAGTGATATCGTTTATCCAGATGGGCGTCGTGTACGAACTGTACGAGGTGACTTGTTTAGGATCATGGAGTGGTATGGTACTAACGGGAAACCGAACGAAGGTTTAAGATTATTGGATTCTGAAATTGCTCGTGGTATCATCGTCAGGGAAATTGAAGCTGGTTTATACGGTCGCGTAGTTCCAGGCCCTGCTGATAACAGCATTTGGGACGTTAAGGACGGTAACAGTACCGCAGCAACAATGTCTAAACCAATAACTATCAATGGTCGGTCTTATCCCGGTGTACAGTGGATTCGAAGTGATAAATCCCCTGGATCTCGTAAAGCAGGTTGGAAACGAATGCGGGAATATTTAGCTGCTTCAATTCCGGATCCTAAGGTTGCCGCTTTACGTGAAAGACCTTCTATGTTTATTTTTGACAACTGTCACCACTTTATAGATCTTGTTCCAACTCTTGCCAGAGACGAAGATGATCTTGATGATGTCGATACTGATTCTGAAGACCACATTGCTGACGAAGCTCGTTATCGCGTAGCCAACGAAGCACGTGGCGGCAGTATCGGTAAGACTGTGGGGACATAAGGAGTTCAACAGATGGCCATTTCTTCGGTTCATCCTAAATATTTACAGTTTAGTGCATTATGGTTGAAGATGCGGGACTGTTTCCTTGGAGCTGACCACGTTAAGGCTCAAGGTACTTTGTATCTTCCACCGACACCTGCTATGCGTTATGACGGTATGAAACCAGGCGAAGATGGCTATATCCGTTACAACGATTATAAAGACCGTGCAGTGTTCCCGGAGTATGTCGCCGATGCAGTAGTTAATCACAGTGGTATGCTTCATAGTAAGTCAGCTATTATTCAGTTGCCTGCTGCAATGGAACCCCTTCGTCAATCTGCTACCAGCAAGCGCGAAGGTTTAGATCAGCTATTACGCCGCATAAACGAGCTACAGCTACGCGATGGTCGTCTTGGCCTTCTGTTGGAGCTGCCAGCGGGAAGTACCCGTGACACGCTGCCGTACATTGCGGTATACGAGGCGTTAAGTATACGAAACTGGGACGACGGTGAGGATGATCTTGGTTCACTTAACCTTAACCTAGTTGTTCTGGATGAGTCCAAAGAAGTAATGGACAAGACTTCATTTGATTGGACTTATAAAGTTCAATATCGAGTTCTTGTTCTTGGAAGCGCCAATGTAGACGAACCGACAGATAGCGGTTACGTGTATGGGCAGTACATGACAGAACTACTTCCTGGTGAAGATGACGAACCAGAAGAGGTGAGCTCTGACGTTGTAGTCCCTCAATATAAAGGTACTCCGCTTGAGCAGATACCTTTCGTATTTTGTAACGCTATGGACTTAGTCCCAGAACCAGATAAACCACCGCTACTTGCATTAGCAAACAGATGTATTTCCATTTATCAGGGTGAAGCTGATTATCGACAGGCTTTGTTTATGCAGAGCCAGGATACGCTGGTTGTTCGTGGTGGTATTACGAACAGTGACGCAGTTGATGATAAAGCTCCTGTTCGTGTCGGTGCTGGTGCTCGTATTGATGTATCTCCGGACGGTGATGCCAAATACATTGGTACTAACTCGCAAGGTCTACCGGAGCAACGTAAGGCACTTGAAGCTGATCATAAAGACGCTCAGACCCGCTCTGGGCATTTGACCAGTGCAGAAAGTGCTGCTCAAGAATCTGGTGATGCGCTGGAAACACGTCTTATCACTAAGACTGCTTCATTGGTCGGTATCGCTAAGACTGGTGCTGCTGCATTAGAAAAAATCCTTCGTATCTGTGCTATATGGATGGGTCTTGATCCTGAAGAAGTTAAAGTTATACCTAATCTTGACTTCAGCAAAGCTAACATTGAAGGTCAGGAACTGGTGCAGGTACAGACTGCTAAGAATCTTGGTGCTCCGTTGTGTGCTGAGTCTATGCACAACTGGTTGCAGGATAAGGGAATGACCTCTTTGACGTTTGAAGAGGAGATGGAACGACTTGAGAAAGAGCGCGAAGAATATCCATTCCTCCTACCTCAAGTTAAGAATGATCAGAACCAAATCCAGCAAACAACTGGAAAACAGACGGGGAATGAAAATGCCGATAAGTAAAGGTGTGAGTAAGAAAGTAAAAGACAAGAGTAAAAAATAGTTGCTTCATTCTTAATGATGTATTAGTCTTTATAGCGCGGTAGAACGGTCTATCGCGCTTTTTAGTGGAACGGTCCACAATGGAGAATTTTATGAACAAGTATCACATTCATCTAGCGGTAGCTTATTCTGCTGGCTTCTTCCAGTCCATGCCTCGTTTTGGTGCATTGGAACTTGAATATAATTCTGAAGACGAAATCCCGGAAAACGCGCGTGAGTATTATTCCCAAGAAGGCGATAAGTGGATCCTCACTGGTGTAAAGGGTGGCGGCAAACAGAATATTGACAGGCTGCAATCCGCACTTGAAAAAGAACGCAACGATCATAAAGCGGTCAAGAGTAAGCTAAGTAAGCTGAACGGACGTGATATTGATGAGCTTTTACAGCGCGACGCTGAATACGAAGAGCTTAAATTGCGTGCGGATAAAGTTGATGATGAAAAGCTGGAGCAAATCATTAACGTGCGTATCCGTAACAAGTTGACTCCGCTTGAGCGTGAACGTGACGAGCTGAAAAACAAACTTTCTACATATGAGAAGCAAGTAGAAGAGTTGACCACAAAAGAGAAGAACCGCATCGTTAAGACCGCTCTGAGCAAGGCTGCAATGTCTGCTAAAGTGATCACGGAAGCTATTGACGACGTGGAACTGATTGGTTCTCGTTTGTTTGAGCTCACCGAAGACGGTCAGGTTGTGACACGCGACGGTGTGGGCGTAACGCCAGGTATCACACCAGAAATGTGGTTACAGGACATTCAGGATAAGAAACCTCACTGGTTCCCTGGAAACGTCGGCGGTGGTGCTGGTGGTTCCCGTACTCCTGGCGCTGCCGGTAAGAACCCGTGGAGTGCTGAAGGTTGGAACCTTACTGAGCAGGGTAAAATTCTGCGTGAAAACCCTGAAAAAGCAGGCCGTTTGGCAGCCATGGCTGGCGTGGACTTGAAGCGTCCAGTACGTCCAGTTAAAAAATAATAAAATTTGTTGACACTCCCTCCGGTTGGTGTTAGTTTTACATCAACCGGAGCACGGGCTCCGATCAATCAAGGATTATTGGAGCCTCCCACGGCGGTAGAGTTCCAAAGTAAATCGATTAACTTTGCGGAGACTACCATGTCTAAAATTCTGTCAGCTCCGATGCTTAATTTGCGAGCTACCAATTCAATTCTTCTGTCTGCTGTTCGTCGCGGTGCGATCACTGAACTAGAAAACGTTATCGTTCCAGAAATCTTTGTACCATATGTACAGAACCGCACGACTGAAAAGTCCCGACTGATTCAGTCTGGTGCTATTGAGATCTCTGAACGTCTGAACGCTGCATTGATGGGTGAAGGTACTACCTTTAACCAGCGTTTCTTCAAAGACCTTGATCGTGACGAAGAAAACGTTTCAAGTGCAAGCGATTCAACTGATTCTACTCCTGGTGGTATCAACTCCGGTCGTGAAATTCAGATCCGTCTGTCTCGTAACCATTCCTGGGGTTCTGCAGACCTGCTGGACAGCTTGATCTCCCCTGACCCTCTGGATGCTATCATTAATCTGGTGGCAAGTTACCGTCAGAGTCGTCTGCAACGTGCATTCGTTGCGACTGTAAGTGGTGTGTTTGCTATGAACGCCGCTGCTCCGACTGGTTCCGGTGATAAGAAGTCTACTCACGTTCAGAACGATATGACACACGATATCTCTGGTTCAACTTTCACTGACGGTGTAACTAACTTCAACCCGGCTGGTGTTATCCTGGCTGCTGGTACTATGGGTGACTCCCTGAACGAGCTGTCCATGATGATGGTTCACAGTGTGGTTTACCAGCGTATGCAGCTCATGAACCTGATCGACTTCATTCCGGATGCTCGTGCTGAAGTGATGATCCCGACCTACATGGGTCGTGAAGTTATCGTTGATGATATGATGCCTCACAATAGCGGTAAGTACGAAACCTGGCTGGTTGGTCGTGGTGCATTCCAGTTGGGTGTTGGTTCACCGAAAGTTCCTGTTGAAACTGAACGTAAACCTGCATCCTACAAAGGTGGTGGTTCTGAAATCCTGTTCCACCGCTGGGAAAACATCATTCACCCTGTCGGTCACGCATGGGTTGGTACTGCTGCTGAAGGTGGCCCGGATAACGCCGCTCTGAAGACTGCTACCAACTGGGCTCGTGTATTCCCTGAGCGTAAACAGATTAAGATTGCTCGTCTGATCACTCGCGAACATGCTTAATGCTTTAGCCATGTAATTAAAGGGGCCTATATGGTCCCTTTTTTGTTAGGAGGAAACATGCGTTATCAACGTCACTCAAGACATCGTCGTTATGTACGCCACGAACGTCACGGTTCGGATGCAACACCTAAAGAGAAGATTAAGACTGTAGGTAAAGTCCAGTATTCAGCTGATGGTGAAAGCGGTTGGCAGGATACAATCCCTGCTGGTCTTATGAAAGTAAGTACACCACTGACTTTCTACATTCGTGCTAAAGAAGTAGATCCAGAGGATGATGGTTCTTATGTTTATAAGTTCCAGATTGCTGCTGGAACTGGTGATGCGTTGTCCCTTCAAAATACGGGCGTCAACAAAGCAAAAATCTCTGGTACGGCTCCGGAAGGTATGCTGAGTAAGACGTTCAGTGTCAACTGTACAGTTGAAGACAGTTATGGGACAGAAGTTACGGGAACTGCATTAACGCAAGCCTGGTCTGCTGCTTCTGTAGTGTAAACGTTAAATTGCTAGATGTTTTAAAGGGTGTTACACTTCGCTTGTAACACCTTTTATTTTGAGGAATGAATGATGAAAGACAAGATCATTGAAGGGCTTCGTAAACTCAATGCTGAGAACGACAATCATTGGACTGCCGATGGTCTGCCTAAAATTGAAGCACTGAAGTTTACAGTTGGGCCGTCCGTCACGCGAGAAGATGTCAATTCTGTTGCGCCTGGGTTCACTCGTTCAAATCCTGTAATTGAGGACGTCGAACATGAAGAAAAGCATGACACTTCCTCATTGCAGGAAACCGAACAGACGGAAATTGTTGCAGATACCGACAATGCACAATATGAGTCCTTATCTAAGGTTGAAGCAGATAAGGAAACTGTTAACGGTAAATCAATTGTCACTACGCGAGTAGCTTTCGACATTAACGCCAGTGACGCGGTTAAGGCAATGCTGAAAGATATCCCGGTTATTGACTTTGACACTGTTTCTGTGGAAGAGCTTAAAGAATATGAAAAAGTTCTTTCGGAACAAGTTAACGCAGACAACCAGATGTTATCTGCAATGCACGAACTTGTTGAAGCTCGTGCTAAACTGTACGCAAAAGTCAACACCGAAATTGAACGCCGTAAGCCTAAGACAGAGCTGGCTCACACGTTAGCATCTTTCCGCGACCAGATGGCTCAAGTACAACATGTGGTCAATCAACCTCGTATGGTTGTTCGTAACGGTATCCGCACTCGTTAAGGTGACATATGGCATTTCGAACAGACAAAAAGTTCTTGTTTCATATGATGCAACGTAACAGACGTCGTCGAGATGCCACGTTGAACCCTGTAAGCGGTGTCCTGGGGTGGGTAACGCCGCCCCCGTCGACAGGTGTGGTAGATACCGATTACGTTATGACGTGGCAGAATGGTCAAACACCTTACGTTGTACAGGTCTTTAAAGATAAAGAATTGGTCTTACAGAATCAGCTTGATTTGCAGACCTTCACAATTAACGAATCGTCTGATGCAAGGTACGATATTAAAATTATAAGTGCAGACGGTCAGATTCTTAATGCTACAATAGATATCGCTTGAGGTGCATATGACTATAACTATCATTGTTGAAGATGGGTCTTGTGTGCCTAACGCAAATAGCTATATTGATGTTGAATATGCTACGCAGTATTTAGAAGACCGTGGAGTTACGGTTCCCGCAGAGGATAAGCTGAAACCTATGCTTATCAATGCGATGGATTTTATGGAGAGTCTTAACCGCTATAAGGGTAAGCGCACCAACCAAGATCAGGAACTACAGTTCCCGCGCAGCGGCTTATACAGCGACGGTGTAGAGATTCCAGGTAACACCATACCCGTAGCAATTAAGCGAGCACAGGCCCAACTGGTCGCGGATACGGTGCAGAGCGGTAAGCCGTTATTAAGTAACAGTACCAGTTATGCACTGAAAAAGCGTATTCTTGGACCGCTGACGCTTGAATACGCAGTTGGTCAAAGTGCTGTATTAGAAAGCGCGACACCACACCAGCGTTTCTGGGCTTTGATTAATGACTACCTGCGAAGCTCTAGCTCACAAGGAGTAATGAGATGACAATTGCTTCAGAATTTATTGCAATGGCACATGAGATGTTGAACGACCAAGAAATTGGTTTTGATGGAACACTCATTGTTAAAGTAAAAGAAGATGGAAGTGAATCAAAGCCTTGGGCTCCGACTTTTAAAGAACAAGAAATACCACTGCGTTTGTTCTATGACGAGCAGTCAAAGACTAACGTAAACGGTAGTGTAGTTCTTCAAGGTGAAAAGGTCTTTATCACTTACGAACCGGACGGTATTAGTCTGGAAGATTGCATTGGTTTTAAATTTATTGACCACAAAGGGCGCTCGTTCGTTGTTAATGCAGTTGAGCCTATCGGTGCGGGTGGAACTACAATCATTAGTTACGTTAAGGTTGGTTCCTAATGGCTAAGAAGAGCTTCCGTGATCAGTTTACCAGTGCTCAATTAAGAGCCATGCAAAAAGCCGCAGGTGAGGTAAAACAAAGACTTTATGGCTTCGTTAGTGCTGTTGTTGATGACACTCCTGTTAAGGACGGTGGATTACGCGGAAGTTGGCAGATACAGAAATCACCCGACCTTATTGAGGACAATCTGCCGGAAGACCCGTCCGGAGCTGCTACGAAACAAAGATTGTTTACTAAAATAAGATATCTCCCAATCCATCAAGATTGGGATATTTATTTTGGTAACGGTAAACCTTATGCTCAAAAGATTGAATATGAGGGTTACAGTAAGCAGGCTCCGAACGGTATGTTGCGTAAGAACATCGCAAGAGGTGGACAGGCATTCAGTGGATTTAAACTTGGGAGCTTTGATAAATGATCCCGTATCCGTTTCAATGGGTCGAAGATACCCTGAAATCACATTTAGTGAATAACTATACTGAAATGTCACACGCTATGGCGTGGAAGAACTTGACATTTGATGCCAGCGGCTTTAAAGTGTGGTTAAAGATCATCAATACCCCATCCAGTGAAGACCCTGTAACATTAGGCCCTTATGGCGATAATGAAATGCGTGGGTTCTTACAGATCGGTGTATATTCACAGTTGAATACTGGTATTGAAGAATCTAATGCTGTTCTTGGACATGTGAGTAAAATCTTTAGTGTACCAAGACAGCTCCAGGCACCTGACGGCTGCATGTTAAGACTGACAAGAAAGACGTTTTCTCAAGGTGGGCAAACGTCAATTGCAGACTTCACTCGCGGTGGTGTTGAAGGTGTTTGGGATGCTCAATATGTAACAATCTACTGGCTCGCACGTGAGCCTAAACAGAGGATATAACGATGGCTGAAGGTTCACGTTATAGTAGCTATTACATCAAAGAACAGACCTCCGGTGTCACTCCGTCTAGCGGAACTCTGAAGGTCTTTCGTGCTACTAAATCGGGTCTTGATATTAAAATCGCTACTCTGCAATCTGAAGAAATTCGAGATGATGCGGAAGTGGCGGATTTCCGTCTTGGTGCTCGTCACGTAGAAGGTACAGCAACGGGTGAACTGTCTTATGAGACATTTGATGACCTGTTGGGTGGTGCATTACGTGGTACGTTTGCGGGTGAAGTGTTGACCGCAAGCATTGAGCGCCAGTCTTTTACCTTTATTGACTATAACGCAGACATTCCTGACTTCCCGTATACCATTTATCGCGGTTGTGAAGTTAACAGTCTTGCAATTACTGTAAGTGCTGAAGCTATCACCAGCGTGGAATTCGGTATCGTTGGTCGTACAATGGAACAGGCTGCTACCCTGCCGTCTGGTCTAAGTAAAGGTACTCGTACGACTACGTCACCTATGGATGGCTTCTCTGGTAAGCTGACTATGGGCGATGTGTCCGTCGATGTTATTACTGAGATGGCTATTAACATTGAGAACGGCATCGAGCCTCGCTTCGTTGTTGGTTCCAAGTTCTCTATTAAGCCAAGCTCTAAACGTCGTCAGATCAGTGGTACACTGACCGCCTACTACGAAGATAACAAACTGCGTAGTAAGTTCCTGAACGAACAGGAAAGTGACCTGACTATCGATATCCTGGACGGAACTACTGGTGCTGGTTATCGCTTCAGTATGCCTCGTATCAAGATTACGGAAGCTCCGCGTCCAATCGATGGTGAAGGCGATATCATGCTGAACATGAGTTATACTGGTCTGTTGGATCAGGAAGAAGGTTACAGCATTCGTATTACCAAACTTCCTCCGATGTCTTTCACTACGGATCTTACCGCCAATAAGACAATCACTAAAGGCCAGGCGCTAACACTTTCAGTTGTGGTTAAAGGTGGTGCAGAACCTTATACCTACGTGTGGAAGAAAGGTGGTGTCGTTATTGGAGGTGCTAATCAAGCGACATACACTAAGTCTAACGCACAAGAAGCGGATGCTGGTCAGTACGTGTGTGAAGTAACAGATTCACATGGTCGTACTATACCGAGCACACCTTGTCTTGTTGCTGTTAATCCTGGTGAGTAATTGGAACGGGGTGTAAACCCCGTTTTATTAAGGAACGATTATGTCTTCAGAAAACAAACAAGTATCTACTGAAGTTGCAAAGAAAGCTGTTGGTGCATCTTTCCGTGACTTTAACTTGAAAAAGAAATTAGAAAACGCTCCGCTGCTGCATTACCCGCTTGTTTTTCCAGGACAGGGCGATACAGGTCACTGGTTGAAAATTCGCAACCGCCATAGCGAAGAATTCCGTCAAGCAGATCTAAAAGCACAACGTCAGATTAGTGCGCTTGTCGTTGCTAACGGATCTTTTGAAAAGATTGATAAAGACATGCTCGATGATATCAATATGCGGGCGTTCTGTAAACTGGTTGCTTCGTGGAGCTTCGAAGAAGAATGCAACGAAGACAATCTTATTGAATTCTTTAATAATAACCCATTTGCATATGACGACATTAATCGTCTGGCAGCGCAAGATTCCCTTTTTTTCTAAGATCCCGCGAAAAGTTAATTGATCACTTACTGCTCGAATGGCAATTGCACAGTTGTCCAGCGGGCAGTAAGACTCCAACAATTAAGCATCTCCAGCACGTTAAAAAAGTCACTGGTAAGACTCCCTCCTTACTAGCAAAGTACGAATCCAGCTCCGTACCGCACGAACTCAGATACATTTACAAGCTATTTCTTGACTTTTATAATGGTGATAAATTCAGTTACAGCGAATTTAACGCCTGGCAAGATTATATAGGTGTAGAACTTGATTTTAGAGAGCGTGAACTAATTCGACAGATTTGTCTTGAACGACAAGCGTTTGATATTAGGCGTCAACAAGAACTTATAGAACACGCTCAATCAAATAATAAAGGAGGTAAATAATGGCTGATGCAGCTGACATCGTCATTAGAGTCCGTGCTGAAGGTATCCAGAATGCTGAAACAGCACTGCGACGCTTGCAAGCGGCAGGTGTAAGAGTTGAGACTGTCAGCTCGCGTATGGAGAATGGTTTTCAACGTGCGGCTACAAGTGCTGAAGCATTCCATCATGCCATTAGTGCAATCTATACGGTAATGACTGTGACCACACTGACAACCTACGTCGGTGGGCTTGCTAAGTTATCGGATGCGTGGCTTGACGTTACAAACAAACTGGCTAACGCCAACTCTGCAAACGAGCAGATGGTTGATATTCAAGAGCGCGTATTTGGTATCGCTCAGAGAACTCGTACGAGCTTAGAAGCTACGTCAACTCTTTATGCTCGTATGGAACGTTCACTGAACCAGTACGGTGTGACTGGTAAACAGGTCGCTCAGATCACTGAAACAATTAACAAGGCAATGATTGTTTCTGGTGCAACCACTGCGGAATCCACTGCCGCTATTATCCAGTTCTCGCAGGGTCTACAATCTGGTGTGTTACGTGGGGACGAATTCCGTTCTGTAATGGAACAGGCTCCGCGTCTCGGTAAGATGATCGCAGATGGTCTTGGTGTTGGTACTGCTGGTCTTCGCCAGATGGCTAATACTGGACAGTTGACCGCTGACGTAGTCATTAACTCCATTTCTAAAGCTGCATCCACCATTGACGATGAGTTTGGTCGTACGATACCAACGTTCTCGCAGCGTATGGAGATCGCGAACAACAACTTAATTAAATTCGCGGGAACGTCAACCTCAGTACAAACTGTGGTCAATTCTATGGGTGCTGTGATCGAAACTGCTACAGAGCACCTTACCTTGTTGTCAAATACGGCAATCGGTGTTGCTGCTATTGTCGGCGGTCGAATGATCACTGCTTTAGGTGCGCAGATTGCAGCATTCATAAAGCTCAATGCAATACAAGCAAGTAGCTCAGCTATAAACATTAAGACTATTGATGGTATCACACGATCCGCAGTAGCTCGTTATAACGAAGCACAAGCAACGTTAGCACAAGTTGCAGCCGAGCGCACCAAAATTCAGGCGGCATTGCAAGCCAACCAAACGTATTATAAAGGTATAGCGACACTCAACGCATACATGCAGAATACGCGGCAGGTACGCGAAGCTACGGAAGCGGTTGCTATTGCCCAGACTACCATGCAGGCGCGTATGGCTGCCGCGACTGTAGCGTCCCGTGTGCTTACTGTTACCATGACTGGTCTGCGGACTGTGATGGGCTTGATGGGCGGACCTGTAGGTGTGGTCACTTTGGCTGCTGCCGCATGGTATATGTGGAGCCAGAACAGTAAACAAGCTGTTCAGGATGCACAGAACCTTGCATCCTCTCAGGATGACTTAAAGAACAAGTTAAAGGAAACAACTCTTGAACAGCAACGAGCTCTCAGTGTTCAATTGCAGCGTGCAGCTATTACGCTGGATGAGCAGATTGCCGCTGAAAATACAGAGCTGGCTGAATTAAAGAACCGTCTTAGCACTGTAACGCGCTATCAGGCTGAAGCAACTGAAGGTACTAGTGAGTATAACCGTCTCACTAAAGACCGTAAGGAGTTAGAAGGTGATATTGCAATCAAGATTGGTGAAATATCCGCTCTTGAGCAGAAAGCACAGCAAATTAAATCTAACTTAACGACCGTACTGAACAATTTAACTGCTGCTGTAATGGGTCATACCACGGCATTGAAGGCGGAAAATGAACAGTTAAATATTAATATCAGTTCTGCTGCTGGTCGTTCACAAGAGCTTGTGAGTGCAATACAGGCCCAGAATAACGAGCTTGATGTTGCCCAGTTAAAAATGTCTGGTCAAGCAAGGCAGGCGAGTATCTTAAAAGACGCTCAAACTGCTCTTGGTAAGAAGTATAAAGAAAACGAAGCATTTATCAAGAACTATATTAGCGGTCATGCTGATGCAACTGCTGTATTAACCGATGAGCAGAGAGGGCTAGTCGAGTTTATCAACTTGTCTGGAAAGAACTATGACGCTCAGAAGAAGCTACATGACCAGCAAGAAAAAGAACGTCAAGGTAAACGTGACAATAAAGCTGCGGTACGTTACGCCGAGCAATGGGATAAGGCGTATGAGCGTGTCGAAGCTCGTGGTGCGACAGGACTACAACGTCTTAATTTACAGCAAGAAGCAGAAGTTCGTGCTATCCGTGATAAAGCTGAGAAAGCTAAAGCATCAGAAGAACAATTACAGAATGCGCTACTTGCTATTCAGCGCAAATATGATTTAAAACGTGCAGAACTGGCAGAGCAGTATAAACCAGGCGTTGCAATGGTGCGTTCTTATAAGGAAGCGCAGCAAGAGATAAATCAGCTACTCGAAGAAGGGTTGTTGACAGAAGAGCAAGCATATATTGCTAGATTAAATCTTCAGGCTGATTATTATACAAAACGTTCTCAAATGCAATCCGAGCTCAACCCTGCTGGTCGAGCGAAAGATGAAGAAGCCGCTAAACTTGCAGAACTGAAAGCTCAGTATGAAACAGCCATAGAGTTGGCTGAGGGCAACGAAGAACAGCTAACAGCAATCAAGGAGAATTATGAGCGTAAACGTTATGAGATTCAATTAAAATATGCCGAACGGCAAATGATGGCACAGAACCAGACTGCGATGTCTTACATTGAAAGTCTAAGTTCTATAGCTGGTTCAATGACCACAATTATGCAAGCTGCTGGAGATGAGTCTTCCACGACTTACAAGGCCATGTTTGCAATGTCTAAAGCCTTTAACATTGCACAAGCGTCTTTGAGTTTATCTAGTGCGCTTGCTCAGGTATTAGCGGATCCGACTGCTGTTACTCCAGCTCAGAAATTAGCTAACTATGCAACTATTGCAGCGGCCGGTGCAAGTCTGATATCCGCAATTAGTAGTGCCACTTTGACAGGTATGGCACATGATGGTATTTCCAATGTACCATCAGAGGGCACATGGTTGCTTAATAAAGGTGAACGTGTATTAAGTCCTCAACAGAACGCGGATTTGACATCATTTATGAGACAACAATCTCAGGGCGGGACAAATTCAAGCGGCAATGTTACCATACAGCAACATATCATAGTTCAAGGTAATGGAGACGCTGCTCTGAAACAAGCAATGCAGCAAGCGGCTCGAGATGGTGCAGAACAAGGTTATAACAAAGTTCTGCAAGATTTCGCAAATCGTGGTTCTATTAGGAAAGTGGCTTTGGGGTAATAAATGGCAATATTAACGTGGCCTGAAGCATTAAGACCGTCAAATATGGAGTGGAAATTAACTTCTAACTCCAAGGAATTTACAAGCCCCTTCACTGGGGCTTCACAAGTTGTATCCTGGCCAGGATCTAGATGGTCTATGAGCTTAAAATTTGAGAATCTGGATGACTGGGAATCTAGGAAACTCGAAGTGCTTATTGCTAAACTAGACGGTATGGCTGGTATGATCAAAGTTGGAGACTTTGGTCGATGGGGAAGACCTCCATTTGGAAAACCAGTTGTAAAAGGTTCAAATAATACTGGAACAGAATTACCTACTCGTGGTTGGGATGCTGGCAGACTCGTACTAAAAGAAGGTGATTATATTACAGTTAATGATGAGCTTAAATTAGTAACGGAAGACGTATGGAGCGATGCTCAAGGTTTAGCAACAATAAAAATCTCACCGTTATTAAGAGAGATGCCGCCGGATGGTGCAACAATTGAAACTCAGAATCCATATGGTATATTCAGACTGAGTAGCAATGAAAACAGCGTAACAAGAGCTCCAGCGTTCAACAATACAATCAACCTAGAGTTCAAGGAGACATTTTAATGATATTTAGCCCATTCAGTGAATCCGTGATGGAAGCGATGGACAAGGATGTGGTTACTATGGTGCTCGCTGTAGCAATTTATTTCGATAGTGGTACAACTAGAGTCCATTCTGGTACTGGCACTATTGTAATAGATGGTCAAACATTTCTTGGTGTCGGTACATTGGGTCAAGTGGGTAGTGTTACAGAAGAAAATACTACCAGCTCTAGCACAATGAGCCTTACATTAAGTGGGCTTGATATGACGCTTGTTGGTCAGACACTTAACGAAAATTGTATAGGTTCCAATGTGACAGTTTATGTTGGTGTGATGAATGAGCGAGGTCAAGTAGTAAGTGCTAACGTTCTGTTCGAAGGTTTTATAAGTGACACCGCAATGCAAGCGGGAAACACTAATGCAATATCCTATGTCGTGTCAAACGTGTTTGAAAAATGGTCGACCGGATTACCGGATCGTTATACAGATGAAAGCCAACAACGATTACATCCAGGAGACCGCTTTTTCAGATATGTTGCACAAATGGCTGAACGTTCTATTTATTGGGGAAATAAAAAAGACGCTCCGGGGTTCCATTATGAATAAGACACCAGGCTGGCAGACAAGATTGTTGACCACAGTTAAACAGCTTGAGACAGTCCCTTTTGAATGGGGGCAGAATGATTGTTGCATCTTTGCGGCTAAATGTATTGACGCTCAATATGGTACTGCTATTAGCCAAGATGTTGTTGGTAAGTACAATAGTGAAATTAGCTGCAAACGCTTTATGATTAGTCGAGTAAAAGACACGTCCTTACCTAAAGTGTTGGATTCCTTTTTACCAGTGCGAGTAGACCCAAGATTAGCTCAGAGGGGCGATGTTGTCATGTTTAATACGGACAATGGATTGACAGCCGGTGTATTGTGGACAGGTTGTGTTTGGGCTATGGGCCCGAGTGGGGTCACTACATTTAAGCGTGCCGACATAAAATTAATTGACGCATGGAGGGTTTAATATGCCACCAGCAATAATTGGAGCCGTTGTAGCTGTCGGTGCCGCTGTAGCTGGAGCCATAGGTGTTATCCCAGCTACAGTGGCACTTGTTGTGACTATTGCCGCTAGTACCGCTGGCGCATTATTGACTAAACCTAAGAGCTATGACTTTGGTTCTTATACGCCTCAGAGTGAACGTAAACAAGTTATCCGAGCTGCCGCTGCTGCAAGAACAGTTATATATGGGACTACAGTATCTAGTGGTGTTCTTGTATTTGCTGAAGAAGAACCGGGAGAACAGGACGAAGACGAAAAGTTGACTCTTGTTGTCGCGTTAGCTGGCCATGAACTGACTGAAGTAGGGCAAGTGTGGTTAGGTGACGACACAATTGAAAGCTACGCTGAAAATGCACAATACGAAGTCTTTAATAACCCGACAAAAGTAAGCCAGAAGATGCTAAAATCATGCCCTTCATGGAAAGAAGATATGATTGGTAAAGGTATTTGCTGGTTAAGATTAAGTTTAAAATTTGATTCTGAAAAATTCCCGTCTGGTTTACCTAACGTTAAATGCCTTAAGAAAGGTCGAAAGGTATTGGATCCAAGATCTAAACAGATGGTGTTCACAGCTAATGCCGCTCTTATTATCTTAGATTACCTTCGTGTGTATTTAAAAAGAACAGACGATCAAATTTACTGGGATCAATTCATTGAAGCTGCAAACATTTGCGACGAATATGTTGAAAACGTAGATGGATCATCCGAGCACAGATACACCATTAACGGAGAATTTGATATAGACGAAGCTCCAGCTAAAGTCTTGGAAGACATGTTGGATGCTTGTGGTGGCGAATTGACTTACATTGGCGGTAAGCACGGGATCTTAGTTGGTGCATATTATGGGCCTCCACAACACGTATTAGATGAGAGTTGTGTTGCAGGCGATATTAAAATTACACCTGAAACTTCGTTCAAGGATCGCACAAACACTATCACTGGTAAATATGTAGATCCAAAACAGAACTATCAGGAAGCTGACTTCCCATCTGTTAGCATCAAAGAATACGTTGATGCAGATGGACAAGAAATTACGGAAGACTACGACTATCGCTTTGTTACAAGCCCCTATCAAGCTCAACGTCTTGCAACATTGACACTACGTCGTAAGCGCATCGGTCGTTCTATGGAAATACCATGTAACATGAAAGGTTACAAGTTCCGTCCTGGAATGTATATCTATGTGACGATTAAACAGCTTGGAATTGAAAGAGTTGAAATGCGAGTCACTCAATGGCAGTTTGATCCACAAGGTGGCGTAACTCTGACATTGAGGCAAGACTTTGCTGAGTTGTGGGATGACGCAGTTGGTAAACCTGTAGAAAGACCAGACCTAGTTGAATTACCTACTGGTGGAGCTGTTCAACCGCAAAATCTGAAATACGAAGTTCTTGAAATTAGCGACGTAGTTCAGGGTGTTTTATCGTGGCAGAATATTGGCGCTGTAGCCTATAACAGTGTGGTTATTAAGAAAGGTGGTGTAACTGTATTGACAGTGCAAGTACCGGGGCAGAGCACGCGGCTTACTGGGCTTATTCGGGGTACTTATACCGCACATGTGAAAGCCACTGCTTACACTGGTGCAACTAGCCCCGAAGGTTACTTGGAATTTAATATTCGAGCACCTTCGACCCCATCTTCAGTAGAAGTAACTCAAGGTTATTTTTCAATAACTTTAAAACCAAAATCTGCAGATTTAGCTAACGTTAGTACACAGTATGATTTCTGGACTTCCGGTGAAACGAGACTTCCATCTGCTTCTGTAGATATTGTAGAAAAACAAGCGACTCGTGCTGGTATGGGTACAACATGGACTTCGGAAGGGTTGCTCAATGACCACACTTATTACTGGTACGTGCGAGCAATTAATGCGTTCGGTTCATCAGCATTCATAGAAGTAGCTGCAAAATGCTTTACTGATGCTGCTGGTCTTATCCCTCAGATTGACAAGGAATTCAAAGGTACAAACACTTATAAGGAGTTGATGTCCGAGATTGAAGGTGTCAGCGACGGGATTACATCTGTCAATGAAAGCCTTGTAGACGCAGAAAAGAGACTTAGCCAGAGTATTAACAGTGTTCAGGAGACTGTGAATGGTGTTAGTGCAACTGTGCAGCAAGTCAGTAAAGCTGTCGTAGACCTAGAAGGTAACGTTAACGCTCAATGGGGTGCTAAAGTTCAAGTTGACAACAAAGGTCAGAAATATGTTGCTGGTATTCAATTAGGTTTAGAGGGTTCCGGTGGAGCTGTTCAATCTTACTTCATGGTAAGCGCAAACAACTTCGCTGTATATAATCCCACTAACAGTACCGCTGATCTTGCATTTGCTGTCAAAAACGGTCAAGTGTATATGAAGGCAACGTTCATCGAGAACGGTTCCATAGATAACGCTAAGATCGGTAACTATATTCAATCTAATAACTTCTCTGCTGGCTATAGCGGATGGAGATTAAGTAAAGATGGTACATTTGAAAACTACGGGACTCCTACAAGTGAAGGTGCAATGAAGTTCACTAACAGCACGATCAGTGTAAAAGATTCCAATGGTGTACTCCGTGTACAAATAGGTCGTATAACAGGATCTTGGTAATTTAAATGTGCACACATAATGTGTGCACATTTATCTAGTCATATTTCGATGTGTTAATAACTAGAACCGTGCGCGAATAAATCTTTTTAACATCTCGTGTAATATTTCCGGAATACCACTGGCCGTTATATATTTGGTTTCCAGTCGCACCTGTCATTGTCACATAAGTAGGCCTGTCATAGTCGGTTCGTCTGTAATTATACACTCCAACCATAGCAGGCATTATTGCACACGGATAACCCATGTTTATTGTAAATTGCGGATCGGAAATATTAACAAGTTGCGCATCCAAAGGCATCATCTCGCCATGATATACCATCTGACCAGACCTGTTATAAAAAGCAACACCATATCCAGAATGTGGTAACACCATATCAGAAAATGCGTAAACTGTTATGACACCTGGGCTACCGTTAACTTGATGTAATCTTAATGCGTTGTAGCCGTTCCTTTGTTCGTGCATAAACATCATGTTCGCCTTTGCACCGCTTTTTATAAAGAAGAAACATGATTTGTTTGAAGGTATGGATGTTGTAAAAACAGAGTCCTTTGAAGTTCCCATCGTGCCTTTATTAATTAAGTTCTGAGGTGTGAATTCAGGGCTCAACCACACATTTCCATTCGGTTGAGCAATAGACATCCCATACATAATTACCCCCAATAAGTATAAATATAAGATCCAAGGCCCGTATATAAGTTCGACCAACTAATTGTATTACCACTAACTACAACAGACGGAACTGGTAAGTCTATATAGTTATCGTTGTTAAAAGGAAATATAGACCAGACAGCCTTTAATGTCTTTCCAGGTGGTGGACTGTCGTATGTCTTAGAACCAGAAGATGCTGTGAATTTATCCAAAAAGAAGATTGGAGTTAAAATACCAGTGACATCTACACCTTTAGAATTGTATACAGCAAAACCGTATTTCATTTATCACTCCAATAATCAAATGTTCAAATCTAATACTACAATAAAGCTGTTACACATTTATATTATATACCTAATGCACATCTGAATACTTGTTATTATACCTGTTTAATTTTACTATATGTATCTAGTATTCTCAATGTAAAGAGGCGAACATGTCGATTCGTTTAACTGGTATTTTAGTTGACGGGTTGAATAATCCGTTAGTCAATACTACTGTCACACTAATTGCAAGAAGTAACACGTTATTAGTGTTAGGTGGAAGCGAAGCTGTATTCCGCACAGATTCAACTGGACATTATAATATACTGGTGAACTCCGGACATTATGTGGTTATCGTTGGCCCACAAGGTACTGAACCATATAAAGCTGGTGAGATTGTCCTTTATGCAGATAGTGCAGACGGTTCGCTTAACGGTTATCTTGTTAATTGGGTGGAAGAAGAGCTTACACCGGATATCATTAAACAGGTACAAGATTTAGTTGCAAGCTCTCAAGAGTACGCGTTACAAGCAGAACGTGCAGCGTCTTCGGCTAACTCTGATGCTACAGATGCGCGTAACAGCAAAGCGGCGGCAGCTTCCTCAGCTTCATCCGCATTGACTTATAAGAATGATGCAAAGGCAAGCGCAAATGCTGCTAAAACATCACAGACTTCCGCTGCTGGTTCTGCTAACACTGCCACTCAGGCGGTGACCACAATACAAGGTCTCAAGTCTGACGTCGAGGGGTTAAAGTCCGACACGCAGACCATTAAAAACAGTGCAGTCACTGAGACTACTAAACTAAAGGATGCGGCTGCTGCGTCTGCTACACAAGCGGGCAATAGCGCCGCAGAAGCTGGTAAGCAGGCCACTAATGCCAGCACGAGCGCGACCGCAGCTAAGAAAGACGCAGACCGTGCAAAGACGGAAGCTGACCGTGCTGAAGCTGCCGCTGACAATGCACCAGAGATCCAGCCACTACCGGATGTCTGGATACCGTTTAATGACTCCTTAGATATGATTACCGGCTTCTCACCTAGCTATAAAAAGATTATAATTGGCGAAGATGAGATTACAATGCCTGGTGACAAAATCATTAAATTTAAGAGAGCATCTACTGCCACCTATGTTAATAAATCAGGTGTATTGACAGTTGCTGAAATTGATGAACCAAGATTTGAAAGAGATGGTTTATTGATTGAAGGACAGAGAACGAATTTACTACTGAATAGTACGGATCCATCAAAGTGGAATAAATCGTCAAATATGATTCTTAACACAACTGGTACTGATGAATTTGGATTCGCTTTTGGTAAATTTACATTAAAAGCCGAGATGGTCGGTCAGACTTCTGCAATAAACATTGTCACAGTGGCTGGAAACAAAGGTGTGGATGTGACTGGTACTGAAAAGTATGTAACTACATCTTGTCGTGTGCAAAGTGGCACAGAGAATCTTCGTTGTCGTATTAGATTCGAGAATTATGATGGTTCGGCATATGCATTTTTGGGTGATGCATACTTAAATTTGACAGATTTATCTATTGAAAAAACAGGTGGAGCAGCAAATCGTATTACTGCAAGAGCCGTGAAAGATGAAGCAAGTAAATGGATTTTCTTTGAGGCAACAATAAAAGCACTTGACACCGAAAATATGCTTGGGAGCCAAATACAATATGCTCCAGTAAAAGGTGGTGGTACAGGTGCAGACGATTATATTTATGTGGCAACTCCTCAAGTTGAGGCGGGGAGCTGTCCTTCATCTTTCATCATTTCAGGAACGACTCCAACAACAAGAGCTAGCGATATGGTTACAATGCCTATCAAAAACAACGTTTCAACCCCACCTTGGACTTGTCTCGTCGAAGTACATAGAAACTGGTCTATTGTACCAAATGCAGCACCGCGAATCTTCGATACGACATACCACGGCTCCGGAAAACCTTTTATATTTGCATTTAGTGGAAATCCGGATAATATAAACTATAAGAACGTATATGTTGACATTGGGGACGGTGATGGTAGAGCTAATCGGGCAATAATAACTCCAGACTACGATTTTATATGCGGATTTAGAGTCAAAGAAAATTTCGACGTGCAGGCGGTCTGCCAATCTCTAATTGGTTCTGTAGCAAAAACAAATTGGAGATATATCGTCGAGAGTGCAACTTTAAGAATCGGAGGTCAGACAACAACAGGGGAGCGACATATGTTTGCACATATACGCAACCTTCGAATTTGGCACAAAGCATTAACTGATCGTCAGATGAAGGAATCCATATGAAAGATGTAACTTTAAAATTTAAAGATAAGCAAGAGTATCAAAATTTCTTGATTGGAATAAATTGGCAGGAAAACGAAGAACTGCAAGATAAACTTCTTTTAGATGAAATTGGTTATACTTATACGGATACAATTGAAGGTGATGACCAAGAACCAGTGTCAATTCGTAACGACGGTTATTTTGTTAACGTCCGTATCTTGAACTTTGATTTCAACGAGCAGATATTTGACGGATATGTGGTTACATTAGATCAACCTCTGAGAGAATGGGCATAAGGATTAATTATGGTAACTAAGACTATTATACCAACCGATATAACCACACTTAAATCTGACGTTGCCAAATTAAAGACAGATCTGGGCAGCTATGCAACAAAATCTTATGTAGACAATAAAACAACTTGGAATGGTTATTGCAATGTAGTGTATGATCAAAAAACATTGCCGACAACTGGAACTATATTCAGCGGTAAGTTGCATTTGTCGAATAAAACTGGCGAAACGGAAAACGCTTATAGTGACATATATACCAGAAAAAATATTGATGGTACTAAAGATACAATGACGAGGATCGTCACACATAACGGGACAAAAGGTATCTTTTGGGACTTTAGTGATCTTTACGGAGGAACTTTAATTTTCCCTGGTACTTCAGGTTATCTGAAAATGGGGAACTGTCTCATGTCGTATGGTGTGCGGGGAAGTAACGCGCTTATTAAGTTTGATTATACGGACACATTACAAATCAAATACGCTGATCATGCGTCAACCATGACACTAAACACGCAAGGCACGGCGTATTCTGGTGTGTCGACGTTATTATGGGGAAATTCCAGTCGTCCAGTTATTTATGAAATTAGGGATGATGGCGGGCTTTTTATGTTTTATGCACAAAGGAACCCAGATAAAACCTATCAGCTTGAGATAAACGGGCCATGCAAGGCTACATCATTCGACCAGTTGTCGGACAGAGATCTTAAAGAAAACATTCAGGTTATTGATAATGCCACTGATCGCATCAGATTAATGAATGGGTATACTTACCGTCTCAAGTCTAATGGTATGCCTTATGCTGGCGTTATTGCGCAAGAGGCACTTAATGCAATCCCTGAATCAGTTGGTAGCACAATAAAGTACAAGAGTGGGGACAATGGGTCTGATGGAGAAGAGGGAGAAAGATACTATACCGTCGATTACTCAGGAGTAACGGGTTTGCTTGTTCAGGTAGCCAGAGAGTCAGACGACAGAATAACAAAACTAGAGTCTGAAGTTCAAGAACTCAAGGCTATTGTAAAAACTTTGTTAACAAATAACGACACATCTTCAACTGACTTACCGTAAGATAAAAGCGCCTCTAGTATGGCGCTTTTATTTTTTATAATCAATATTTACAAAACAATTTACGCTTTACCTTGCGATTCCCCACTTTTGCTATATGCTTGCTCTGTAACGTAAGAGTTACATTAATTTAACAATCTAAATGGGGAATCCATATGTCTGACATGACTCTTATTCCGAGCGGTTTAGGTGGCGGTTTCGGTGGTGAAGCTGGTGCAGCGGCCGTTGGCGGTGGTATCGGTGGCTTAATCGGTTCGTGGATCGGAAATGGTTGGGGTGGCGGTGGTGGTTGGGGCGGTTGGGGTGGTCGTGCTGGTCCTGTAGAAGTTCAAGCATCAGTTGACACCAATGCTATTCTGCAAGCTATCAACAACGGCACTCTGCAGACTATCCAGGGCCAGAACGGTACTAACCTGACTGTAGAGCGTTCTGCCTCTTCCACCTTTAACGGTATCACTCAGCAGAACACTCAAAACCTGCTGGCATCCGTGCAAGGCTTCGCTGGTCTGAATAATCAGGTTCAGCAGGGCACTAACCAGATCGCCAACGCTATCTGCGCTCAATCATATGAACAACAGCGTATTGCTTATGAAGCTCAATTACGAGCTCAAGAGTGCTGCTGTGAAACCAACCTCAACATCGAACGTCAGGGTAACGAAACCCGCGCTCTGCTGTTGAAACAAGAAGCTGATCGTCAAGCAATCCTGATTTGTGATCTGAAGTCCCAGATCCAGTCACGCGATTTCCTGATCTCTCAGCAAGCTCAGACCGCGAAACTGAAGTGTCAAATCGATCAGGTTGAACAGCTCGTTAACTTCAAGCTGCCAACTCCGCCGACTCCTCCAACTGGTTGCTGTGGTTGATAAGATCCTAAAGTGTGGTCAACTAAACGCCTCTCACGGGGCGTTTTTAAAAAGAGGTCAGACATATGGGTCATATCAAGATAGCGACAATTGCTTTACCACATGTTCGTCTTCCAATGATTGCTTTGCCTCATTTGGTTTATAAGACGGACGAACACCATAAAGAGGAGTATCACGAACATGATAAACTTCATGCTAGAGATCATGAATCTATGGCAGTTATGGCAGATGTGCATGAGAGGATGGAACAGCCTCCGTCAACTTGGGCGGCGTACAGTAGCAAGTCCGGTGGCATGATGTCAATTGTCGAAATGGAGTATCGTGAACTAATGGAAAAGAAAGCTGAAGGTTCACATACTGGTGTAGAAAAAGAACTAACTGATCTTGCGGCGGCCTGTATTTGCGCACTCAAGAAAATGAAAGCGAAGTAAAAGATAGGAAGCCGACATGCAGAACATAAACAATGGTATGGGCGTTACTCAATTCAACGGTATGAAACCGAAAAGCTCCATCAGCGTTGGCGGCGTTGAATGGGCGTTACGTCGGGACGCTACCGATTCAACGACTGCATTTCCGCACCAAAAGGTCAGCTGGCTAAATGCTGGTTGCGAACCTATGGCAGATGGTCGGGTTCATTATTGTTGGATAATGGGTGTGATACCACCAACGCCAGGTACTATCGAACGTCCAGTGAATGTGATGTATGTTGGCTTCCACCAGTTTAAGATCACAATAGCTCCGAACTCCATTAGCCAATCCGATCTTGATCGTATGCACGTATATGTGAGCGATAATTCTGACTTTGCAGGTGAATTCGTAAGTAAGTTCTTAGGTCTGGAACCCGCGCAGCCTGTAGAATCCCGTGAGAGCATTAGCCCATGGCCACCAACGATAGATCAGAGCGTGTTACACCCGAATCCGCAAACTCCAGAACCTCAGGCACAACCTCAACCGCAAACTGTGGTCAAGCCAGAGCAGAAAGGTGAAGCTAAATGACGAAGAACGAAGGTATTGATAAAGTAGTTCAGCAACTGGCAATACGAGCTCATGTTGTAGTAGATGAAGGTCACTCGGAATTAGATATCCTGAAATCTGCTTTTAATGATTTTAAATCCATGGGCTCATTATCTGGCATCATGTCTGTAATGAGTTCAGGTAAGTTAACTCAACAACAAGTCGATATTGCACAACGTATTGCTGTGAAGGTATTGGCTGTGCTAGGCATCCAAGAATCAAATAAAAAACAAGAAAAAGAAGAATAAGCAGAGGTAACGTGCGACATTTTGGGGCATTTTATTGTGGGCCAGTACAAACGTATTGGCCCACGTTTTATTAAGCGGCGTATGCGAGTTTTTCCAGCAATTTTTCCGCTTTAGCTATGTACACTTCGTGGTTGAGATCCGGCGGTAACTGGTCAGTAAGTTCCATCATAGGTTTACCACCTGCTGTCTTACCGACACGACCACCACTCTTGACTATCAGTATCTCAGGTACTTCCTCTTTTGTATAATACCAGCGAACGACTTTACCCAATGGCTCACTATTCCACGCAGCTCCACCATTAGCTGTCTTGATACAAACAAACTTACGAATATCCTGACACTCTGTGATAGTTTTAGCAATTGGCGTACCATCACGAAGGAGGTTAACCACAGCATCCATAATGATTTCACCTTCTGCGTTCTTAGCAAGACCGGTCTCTGCGAACCAACCTTTACGCTTGGCTTTACCATCCGCCTTAATTGCAACGTAGTTGTTAACGTTTGCAGAGTTAAGACGCAGGTACTGGTTCAGTTCCATTTCAAAGCCAGTTGTCTCTTCCCACCACTTAATGATATCAGTCATTAATTGCTTCTTAGCCTTACAAGGTTTAATAACGATACCATCCGTGTTAGCACTAACGACCTGAATACCGTTAAGCTCCAGTGTCTCAATGAGCATAAGTAGAGCTAACTGACCTGTCAGCGTAGTCTGGATAATAAGGTGCGGTGCATATAGAATAGAGAACGGTGAACCGAACTTACCATAAGAACCGTTGATAACGATCTTAAGAGTTTGTGCTGTCTTATCGTCATGAGCCATCTTAGCCGCAATACGTCGTTCTACGATCTTAACGAAGATATCGATAAAGCGCGGGCCCAGGTGTTCAGGATACAGTTGCTGGTTAATGATACAGATTGGGTAGTACGATGTTACGTCAGCATCCCACATCTCTTCGTCTTCAGATGGTACAATCTCCATTAACTCTTCGCACGAGTGCAGACCACCGATACCCATGTTGTAAGTTGTCTGGTTGATTGTAAACTTCAAAGAGTTCATTGTGGATGGTTGCTTAATTTTACCATCTTCTGCAACTCGGAAGTAACTGTCAAGCACCACCTGAAATACGGACTTCATTAGTGGCGTCTGGAAACCTAACCACACTGGAGGATTGTACCTAAAGGTTCTACCGACTTCCACCATACCCTTCTGTGGCACGAAGCCCAGCATTTCCTTCATCTCATGACGGATTACTGCTTCTGCAATTTGTGCATCAGATTTAGAGCGAAGGTCTACTTTATACTCTTCACTCATAATCTCACGTAGATGGATCTGCTCTTCCAGCGAGTTAAACAGTGCCATTGTTGTATCAAGGTCGTTAATACAGTAGAAGCGCACAATAGCAATCTGTTCTATGGACAGCGCCCAATGCGGTGGGAATGGTAAGTCCTGGAGCTTCTGCATGTGCATACGGCCACCGTACAGCTTCAGTGAACCGAAACCAGGCGCTACTTCTTGAACGTCAATGTGGTCAATCCAAAACTGTTTCACACCAAAACTGTTAAGAATGTCCCACGGAGCCCACTCTTCCTGAATCATCCTGTCACTTGCTTCTTTCAGCTTGTCAACAGTCAGACCAGCAATGGCAAGGAATGTCATCGTATTATCGTAGTTTCTTGAGTTGAAACCAACGGTACGAAAGTTCTTCATTATCCATTCGTACTTTTCCGTGTCAAGTGTTTGACCGGCAGTCATTTCTAGATAATAAACCTTACCGAACTTAACCCCTTTAAACGCTACAAGAAAATAGTTCTTATAGCATTCGATATCGTATACGAACGTTTCTTGTGCAAAATACATCTCCACTAACTCACCGTCTGTCATACGCGGATCATTAGCTGCAAAACGCATTGCTGCATCAAGACCTGGAAGGTAATCTGGCCGCTCCCATACCCTTTCAACTGGTTGACGTTTTACTTTCTGTTTCTTCTCTTTCTTAGCGGGAGGTAAATCCTCCCAAAAGAAACCAATAGCATCTTTTCTCATAGACGAAATCCTACAATTACCCCACGTAGATTTTCACCATAAAAAATAATAGGAGTTGAAAGACCCCTTTCGTCCTTTTCATTGAAACGAGAAGCGTCCCAATCCGTTGCAAGTCCTTTCAACTGCATAATAAGATCTATATTATACACGCCAATTGACTTGGATTCACGGAACATTGCACTAGCACCGTCCAGCTCGTTGTAATGGGTACGCACAACACCATTTTCCATATAAATACGCCCATCGCGTTCACAGAACGGTTTTATCTTTTCTAAGCAGTTAAAAAGTTCAGTATCAAGCGTATAGACGTCTGATCCCTTTTCTGTACGCTCAATTATCTTGTCAATGTTGGGCCACTTTAATTCCAGCAATTGTGTACGCAACCAACAACCGTCTTCGTAGTGGAATGTCATGCTGGTATCTGTACATTGAATTCTTACTGGTGGCTTTTTAATGCGCAATAACTCTTTGATGGCCATACGTGGCACAACACAATCAACAGGGAATACAGCACCGAACCAATATTGTATGATACTAGCGTTATTGGTCGCGTACATGCTGCCCTGTTTTACCAGCACGCCGCAAGACCACGGGCGGGAAGCATCGTCACTTATAAACGGCGTTACGCGGCTTAAACCGTTGAGAAAAAGCTGACCGTCTATTTCGTGAATTGTTCCTTCTGGCTCTACGTGTGCAGTTGGTTTCTGAAGAGTATCTACACTAACCTTAAAGCCACCAGACTTAATGCTCAACTTACCGTTCGCTAACATTGTCATCTGTACAGCTTCGTCACATGCTGCAATAGCCTTGAGCATCGGTTCAGCTTTCGGTGTACAGTCAATGTTCAAAGGTACTGGGCTACACAATGAAATAGTTCCGTTGAACCCGCGCACAGTACCATCAACAATACGGAAGTGAGTTAAACCTTCCTGAAGTTCTTTCTTAGCTACAGAACCCTGAACAAACTTTAAAGCATCAAGCAAATCCATAAGTAACCTTATTCGTCAAATAAATCCTGGAGACGTTCGTTGAACTTCCCATTGTGGTTAGCAAGAATCATAGCGTTGACCACACCATACGCCCATAAATTGTATGCAGCGCGTGATTCGTATATCGTTGAAAGTCGTTCGTATGTGAAACCTGACTCCTCTAAGTAGCGCAGAACGTTATTTTGTTCTATTTCTGAAAGATTGCAGATATGTTGCCCTTGATAGTGGCGTGACGGTGACTTTTCGGATACCTGCATTGGACCCCACTTAGGAGTTTCAATAGCACCAAACGCTGCAGATTGGATCCAGGAGGATGAGTCACAGGAGTACCACGGGTAACGCTCCATAAGTGGGCGGGACGTAATACCAAATCCGTGGACTTTAATCTTAGCTCGCCCACTACCGTCTACAAGGTGTTTATCCCATACCCTGTCCAACCATACCTGGAGTTGTTGCGTACTTGCTCCAACAAGACCACCGAGCGTGATATACTCATAATTCCGTACATAATGGTCCAGGTATTCAAAAGGTTCACCCGCGTGGAAGCATGGTAAAGGTCTTACACCTCTGGCTTCCATCTCTTCCTGGTTGCGCCACGTTTGAAGTGGATCACCGATACCATCGAGTACGGACGCCATAAGTGAGCCGTCTTCTACACGGATGATATCTATGTTTCGTTGGATGTAATCACAGTATTCTTTAACTGATAACGTAACTCCCAAAGTGTAAGCTGAGAACGCCCCGGAGTCGAGGAATATCTTGGCCCCATCGGCACGCATGGCATCAACATAGGATTGCTTTCCAACGTAATGGTAGGACTCCAATATATTAGGAACTCCCATGACAAGTTTTTGTTCATGGGGTGTCAATTTTACAAAGCGATTCATTCCAGGTTTATAACTGTTTGTGTATACAGCCGCTAAATATAAATTGAATGTATAATCTATATCTTCTCTATACATCGAACTTATTTCCTTTCGATCTGTTCTCGTGCTTTGGTAAATACTGTAAATTACACATTACATGAAGTCCACTTACCAACTCGCCAAGTAGAGGTATTATATGATCCACTTCATACCCATCTGGGCAATTTTCGTAGAATCGTTTAATCTCTTCTTTCTCTGACCATGCTGGAACTCTTAATAAACGTTGTGCTCTACAATAGGACGATATACTTCTACATAAATGTTTATTATCTTCATAGAATTGAGATTGTCTAATTCTATTTCTCTCTTTAACATCTGGTCTTTGAAAATAATCTCTGTTAGCTCTCCTGTATTTTTCAGGATTTTGTTGATAATATTTAATCTGGTCTTCGTTAGCACAAACTACACATCCACCAGTGACATGTCTTTCTGCTATATGACCTCTCTTACAAGGTTTACCAGTATAATAACGTTTTAGCCCCTTCTCTATAGCTTGTTTTCTAGATATAATGTGCATTGTTCACCTAACAAATAAGCGCCCGTAGGCGCTTATTATATTAAAGATAACGTATGATTCGCAAATCAGTTACTTTTTACACGCTTCAAGGAATTCTTTGCGCCAAATGTAACCGTTCTCAGTTTCCATACCGAAATCACCAATCGCAGTTGCGCCACGGAATGCTTTAGTAATAGTAGAGCTTCCGCATACCTGTTTAACACCGCGCGACTCCATACACATATGCTTGGCGTCAATATAAACACACACAGCTTTCGGGTCCAAGTGCTCTACGATGGCATCCGCAATTTGGTTAGTTAGACGCTCTTGGACTTGCAAACGACGAGCAAAAGCATCTACGACGCGAGACAGTTTAGAAAGCCCAACAATTTTCCCATTTGGTACATATCCCACAACAGCACGACCGATAATGGGAGCCATATGATGCTCACAATGGCTATAAACTGGAATATCACGGACGATGACCATTTCATTACAGTTTTCCCCACCATCTTCAAAGGTCTTGAACAGAGATGCAATATCAGTATTGTAACCACCGAACCACGTCTCAAATGCTTTAGCAACACGTTCAGGTGTTTCTTCTAACCCTGGACGAAGAGGACCAAAATCATTTTCTTCAATCTGACGAAGGATATTTTCAATGTGTTGCGCAATAACAAATTTATTCATGGTTTACAGTTTCCTTGTGTGGTCAATCATTTGCAATAGTTGACATGACATTTGGACGTTTCTTCAATGGTGCATTCTACCAGTTCAACACCATACTCGTCAAGAAGTTGTGGGCCGATTACGTCAACCATATATGCAGCTAAGTTTTCCGCAGTTGGGTTGAACGGTAAAGATACCAGCGAGTTGTCAAAGTCCCTTACATCACGACCCGTAGTTTCGTCACAAAGTTCACAATCAACTTGAAGAGCTTTAATCAAAGGATCTTCTTCCCAATGCAGGAATTTATGATCCCAGTTGTCTTCCAGCCATTGACAGAGTGTAGTTTTAACCACACTAAAGTCAATCACTCGCCCAACAGCGTCCAACTTTCCAGGCTTAGTTGCCATACTTGCTGGCGCTATGCCTGGGATTGTTTCAGGTTTCGGCGCAACTTTAAAATGGAACTTATAGTTGTGACCGTGAAGGTGGCGACATTTACTTTCATGCCCTACAACACGATGCCCAGCGCAAATCTCATGTGAACGAATGACAGTGTAACCCATTTTTATTCCTCGTTTTCGTATTTAATAACTTCTTGTGCGTTATTAATATTAAACGCAGTCTGGCGCATCATGCAAGGGCCGCAAGTACCACAATGCAAATCCCCGTTACGGTAACAGCTCCAGGTATGCTCAAGCGGGGCCCCTAAACGCAGACCTGTAGCGACAATTTCGTGCTTCATTAAGTTACCTACTGGCATGAGCACTTCAACGCGCTTACCGTCACCTACAGCGAACGGTAACACTTGATTAAAGCGGTTAATAAACTCAGGCTCATTATCGGGGTAGGCTCCAGCTTCTTCTAAATTGTTACCAAGAACAATATAGTCAAAACCGTTAGCTTCTGCGTATGCAGTAGCAACAGAAAGCATTACAAGGTTACGAGCTGGAACCCATTCATGCGCGAACTCAGCGCCTTCTTCACCGCCAGCAATTGCAGCATCTTGATCAAATAATGGGCTATCTTTCTTATCATAAATTGGGATTGGAAATTCAATTAATGGAACTTCCATCACCTCCGCAATCTTACGAATAGCATACAGCTCATTAGTTTCTGCACGACAACCATATTGGAAGTTAATCAGAGTAACATCTAAACCATTGGACTTACACATTTGAGCTGCTACTGTGCTGTCCATACCACCACTGGCAACAACTAACGCGCGTTGAGTCTGCTTATTTGGAATAAGATCAACTTCATTGCATACATCAGTCGATGTGACCACATTGCAGGTGTAAGGTTTCAGCATTTGCTTAATAGCACGGGTTGGTAGCATATCCTCCTGGCTGGCAAAATACATACCCGTCTGAGTCTTACCAATCCAAATTGGACGGTAATTACATGCTGCAAACACATACCCAGGAAGTGAATCATGTGTCGCAAGGATCGCGAAGCTACCTTTCAATTTGCGAACAACTTCATGAAACACACTGTACAGGTAATTAAAGTCAGACAAACACATTTCATCTGCTGAAAGTGTACATTCTGCTAACTGTTCGACAATCGCAGCACTATCAATCTTAGTCTGTAGTGCATAGGTACGAAGGTCTTTATCGTTCGCAATAGTACCGTTATGAACAATAGTCCAACCATCCATATGATAAGGTTGCTGATCCCACTCATTCTTGTCAACGACCCACTCTGTAGTCGGTTCAGCGCGAGCGTTACCAATCATTGTGAAGCTACCGATAGCTCCAGCATGAGATGCAATGCGCCCAACTTTAACAAGACGTTCCAGGGATGTTTCCTTACCGACACTAACGATACGTTGCGGGTGCATACTGTGGTCACCATGCGTAAAGCGTACACCAAGACCATCACGACCACGATTGATACTAGCTTTAATGAGATCGTTGATATCGTTACGAATGATAAGACTTTCAGGTTGACCGTTAGTAATAACACCAAAGATAGAGCACATATTATTTACCTTCTTTAACCATTTCAATTTCACGCTCAACGGATACAATAATGTCGTTGAGGTCTTCTAGCAAGTCTTTATGACCTCGCTCACCAGCACACAGCACTTTCTTCAGTGCATGTTGCATGGGCCCACTGGTTACATTGAATGCTTTAATTACGTCGTACACGTCAACCCATACATCAATTTCGATTGGGCTACCATTAATGTCATGGGATTCAAAAGTTTTAATTTTGCGCATATATTTATTTGGACGTGGAGCTTTAATCTCCTGGATACAACCCTTGTCGATAAACGTTTCTTTAATGAATACTTCAGGATTGCCTTCTTTGTCACGGTCAACGTTAAAGACATTCATAAGTAGATCGTCCATGATACTGGTTAATTTCTGAGTAGACGTTGTGTGCTTCACGGTATTCGCTTCCGCTTCTTCTGGCACTTTCTGGCTTCTTCTGGCAGAAGCATTGATTCGCCATTTGTAAAGTGCATTGCGTGGAGGTGTTACATGCGTGTTGTAGACAGTCTTTAAGTTCATAAGATCGTGTCCATCCATACCTTCAACAAAGACAGTGAGTGCAGGACAACTATCGTTCAAAACATCCACTACATATCCTTCTCGAATTACAGATGCAAGAGCTGCATGGGACGCGGCCTGAGAAACTGTGGTTACATAATGTTTTACAAATCCGTCTTCATCAAACAGACACTGGTTCAACACATTTTCTGGAACGATTTCACCGAGTAATTGAACGTACTTATTCATAATGATTTACCTTATCAGTTGAACATACCATGTCTTCTAGCGCGTTGACCGTCACCGGCATAATGATCATTAGCCACAGCAATCATCCACGCGTTTTTGAATATGTATAACTTCACTCTACACCTAAATACTTGTGAACCTGTAATTGCACGATGTAATTATGCTTCATTGCATATTTAACGACAGCTTGAGCGTTTGCTTTATTAGCATCGTCGTCCTGTTCATCCATAGGTTGAAGATAAATTTTACCTTTAAAGTGTACAGGCGGACGTGCGATAAATGGTGTCGCACGGTGATCCAGTGCCTGCAACGGTAATCCATCTTCCTCGTTGACGTTTCCGCTTTTCATTACATATTTGAAAGCATCTGCTCGAGCGGAAACGCTAGGGTGAACCTTTGCTGCCTTAGGACTACATACTACCACACAGTTATAGTTGAGTTCACGCGGGATGGGCATAGTTCCGTTAGTTTCAACCTGTACACGATAACCTTTCATATCGATAAGGTAGTTGATAAAATTAACAACTTCGGGTTGACGGAAAGGTTCGCCGCCAGTAATGACAACTAATTTAGTCTTGGCTTCACCAGTGACACGGACAATCTCTTGCCAAATGTCACCGTGATTCATCTTCTTACGATTGGACGTATAGTTTGTGTCACATCCTGGGCATTGCAGATTACAACCAGCTAATCGAACAAATACGGCGGGTTGACCACAAAATGGGCCTTCACCTTGAATGGTATGAAAAATGGAATGTACATCAAGAATACCACGTTCACGAACTAGCTTCTCAGGTTCCTGAGTATTAATAATTTTCATATGATTTCCAAATTTGGCTTGAGCCCAGTGGTGGGCGATAATGGCTTGTGCAAACATTTGAACCTCGGGGTAAGATAACAAAGGGGCAGTAAATGCCCCTTCTGAGTTTCCGAAGTATCTACAGATTACTCTGCAGTTTTCTGAGACGGAATTTCTACGTTAGCGGCCGCTTGTGCAATATTAGCAGGTACTGGAACGGATACGCGACCAGTAATGCCCATGTATTTCTTCCAGCGAGCGTATTCCGCTTTAACGTTCGCTTCGTTCAGGCCTTTGTCCAGTGCAACAGGCAGAACGTAGCTGATCGGTGCAGTCTGACCCAGCTCCAGGGTGACAGCGTCAAAGATATCCCATGCAGCACGGCACAGAGTACCAACACCAGGCTTACGAATACCGTTCTGTTCAGGCTCTTTCTTAGCTTCGCGTTCTGCTGCTTTACGAGCACGCTCTTCGTCCTGCAGACGTTTCTTCTCAGCGCGTTGTGCGTCACGTTGCGCTTTTTCAGCGGCCTTAGTGGCTTCGCGGGCAGCGGATACACGACCTTTAACATCTTTCAGAGTGGATTCGATGGAAGAAACCAGATCTTCAGATGCTGCAACGGCAGTTTTCAGCTGATCGTTGTCTTTAACTTTACGTGCGGCCGCTTTGACAGCTTTCAGACCTTCTTTAGCGGTCTTCAGCTGAGCTGTAACTACGCCTTCAACTGCTTTAACTTCGTCCAGCAATGAACCTTCGTTCAGGGTCGCGAACTGTTCTTTAACAGCGGACACAGCACCTTCGATCACATTGTAACCGGCAGTGGCTTCGTTCAATGCGGCGTCAACTTTAGCCTGCAATTCACGTGCTGCTTTTTCTTCAGCTTCACGTTTTTTCTTTGCTTCAGCTTCTTTTGCTGCTTTCTTTGCTGCTTCTTCTGCTTCCAGTTGTTCTGGAGTTTTCTCTTTAGCCATGATTTAAATCCTCACAGTGTGGTTATTGGTTGTGAACTACGTTCTAAGTGGTTGCACTATAACCCCTCTAAAAGAACTATGCAATATTTTAGTTAATTAATTTAAGCCACGTTCTTTTACCCAGACCCCTAATGTATTACTTGATGTATTACGCTTCACACCTTGTGCCTCTAAACGATCCATCATTTGTTTTCTAAGCTGAAGGATTTCCTTCTTGTCATGAGGTTCACCAGCTTCTTTCCACATTTCGTCAGCAACAGCGAAAATAATATCGCGAGTGCCGGCTGTACGCGACGTTGCGGCACGTTTTTCGTTTGCCGGTGTGCTAGTACCTTGCCGCTCTCTTGTCGGTGTCCATACCCCTTGTATGCCCATATTTGTTTGTACGGTTGGGCCGTCAATGATGGTGGATTCCAATGAACTATCATTCCGTACTTGAATATTAGGCTCCTCCCCCAAATCTGGAACAGAGCTGCCTTCGCGGTACATGCACTCACCCTCTTTATTACTAGCAATTGCCCAGTCCGCTTGTTCAGCCACATCCGCATCTATTACTGTCTCCGGTATTTCATTTAAAAAGTAATGGATGATCTTACTGATCATTTTCTTTGGATATAAAGCACCTTGCTTATTACCCGTTAAGTTGATGTACAAAAGTTGCATTTGCACATCATCAAACTCTTTATACAGTTCTTCAACTTCTAACGGAAGAACTACAGAACTTTCGCTACAGCATAGAATTCCATACTCATGAAGACGTTGGAAGTTTGGATGCTTAGCTAATATCTGCATCCGATCGTAATCAATTAAGACGTACATGTTAATCCTTCCACCACTCGGGCCCACAATACATTCCACGTAGTTCTTCACGCATGTAATTTTCAAACTCGTCTTCAATGTTGATTACTTGACTTTCGTGAAAAACTGCCACACCATGAATAAATCGTTTAGCTCTTTCCCCTTTAATTACACCGTAACCTAACTCCTCCCACTCTTTAAAAGTTTTCCATTCACCTTCTTCCGGTGAATGGTCGTCACTTCTAAACGTCATCTTTGCCATATAAGCCTCAAAATGGAATGTCGTCATCAAAATCTGGTGGTAGCTCTTTACCGTTACCAGTAAGAATAGGTTGATTAGACGTAGAATGCAATACTGTCGTACGGGAATCAGTCTGCTCATCTTCATCAAACTTATTCGTATAACTGCCACCAAACTGGGACAGACCATTCATTGCTGCGATTTGTACAACCGGACGTTCGTTGGTTGCCTCTTTCTTACCGAACTCACTACCGTCATAACAACTATTCAACACTTCGGGGAACTTACCCTTCAAGTTGACATAAATGTGCGTCGGTACACGAAGCTGGCTGACCACATTGAGGGCTTCGTCAATGTTAGCTGGGATTGCCAGGCTGCAATGCTCACGCCACCAGTTACGCGCTTTCTTACCCGCAAAGCCGGTATGGAACAGGCAGATATATTGTTGAATAGTTTGTGAGCCACAAAGATAATCGACACGAAGTGTTGGTGGCTTAGAACGGTCACCCCTGTTCTCGTGACGATAATAACTCACCATATCAACTTTCAACACTTCAGTAACTGGTAAATCATTCTTGATAATAGCTTTCGTACTTGCACTCGCCATCAGTTTCTTCTCAAAAGTAAACTCATGGCCGCAATAACCAGCACGACACGCTTTATTATTTGTAATGGTATAACCTAATCCTTGTAGATAGAGTATTTCTTCATGAGACATGCTGCTTGTGTCGAATGGTTTTAACCCACCACAGAAGCGAACTGACGCATGGTTCCATGTCTTACATATTGGACATTCCTTAACAGGTGCAGCGGATTTTCCTTTCTGCCCTGGGCGCTTAGGAATGACCGGGTCATTAATAGGCCCAAGACGTCTTGTGTTACCTGCATAATCCAATACAAGACAGTTCTGTTTATGCGAAGCGGAGATAGCTTGCAAACGACCCTCTGTTGTGGTCAAATCAAAACCATCTGCATAATCAGGTCGCGTACCACGTCCAAGCATCTGAACCCACAAACGGGAAGATTGAGATGGTCGCATACCAATTATCAAGTCAAGTCCAGGATGGTCGAAGCCTGTCGTTAATACGTTGTTGTTTGCTATTGCCTGCAAACGACCAGCTTTAAAATCAATAAGATACTGGTCACGCAAGGCTTTCGGTGTATCACCAGTTACAACTTCACAACTAATACCGCGCTCGTTGAGGTAGTCTTTGACATCTTTTGCATGGTCTACACCAGCACAAAAGATAAGCCAACTCATTCTATTCTCTTCTTCCGCAATACTAATCGCATCATCTAATAAATGGCGAGTTACATCAGGATCGTTTACAACCTTTTGAAGCTCACTTTCAATGAACTCACCTCCTCGAGTATGAACACCACTTACATCATACTCTTTCTTTGTTTTACGTGGTACTAACGGAACAAGATAACCTTCATCGATGAACCAGTTGAAGCACTCTACGGTACACGCGTTAAATACGATTTCATCAAATAGAGCGTTAGGCGCATAATCATCTTTGATAATAGAACCAAAACCAAGACGCCAACTCGTAGCAGTAAGACCGATAATCTTTAGATATGGATTCTTTTCACGAATGTGCGCAAAGAACTTCTGATAACTTGTTTGCTGATTTGGACTAATAAGGTCACATTCGTCAACTATAATAATATCAACGTCCTCAAAGTATTTAGCTTGTTTTGCAACAGACTGAATACCCGCGAACGTTATCATTGCGTTCTTATCTTTGCGGCCCATACCAGCACTATAAATACCAGTCGGTGCTTCAGGCCACAATTTCTTGAATTTATCGTGGTTCTGGTCTATTAATTCTTTTACGTGAGTAATTACCATCATGCGGGTACTACCCCAATTATCATGAATTGTCTTTAATAGACCAGCAATTACAAGGGACTTACCAGTCCCTGTAGGCAACAAGATAACAGGATTTCCTGACTTTTCACCATGCTTGATGAAATAGCGCAATGTACTATTTACAGCTTCTTGCTGATAATCACGTAGTTTGAACATTTACTCACCGTAATAATCTGCTGCTTCGTATTGACCACATGCTGCCATCTGGTCTTCCTTCGTTAACACACCTTCGGTTCCATCGGTGATGTATGCAGTAGCAGAAGCTACTTTAATTGCACATCTCCAGGTTCCATCTTCAAGCGGATAAGAGTGCTTACAGGTGCGGCAGTTAACTTCAGGCATCTTATTGTTGTGACATACCGCCTTGTGGTCACACCATTTGCATTTATAGTAAGACTTACTTTCATTGATCTTAGGTGGTGGGCATTCTGCCAGTGCAATTACAAATCCACGGTCTTTGTAGCGTTCTGCGGTTTCTTTATCAAACGGTACAAGCTCTGCCCAAATCTCGTCCGTGTTCTTGTTGACTGCAATATAAAGAGCGGCTGGGAGTCCATAATACAACATGTATTCCTGCATCTGAACATAGTGTTCCCATTTGGATTCCATCACACCATTAACGACAAGTTTCTTGAATGAATCGTTATTGTGCGTTTTCATCTCCGTTAAGATTGGTGTAGAAGGTTGTGGCATGTCAGGGCAACCAATGACAATACCATCTATCGCGGAGCCAAAGTGCCCGTTGAGATAGCTAACTCGATACTGGCTGCCATTTTCGTCTTGTTGGATGACTTGCATACCGGCGGTAAGTAGTAAGGCCACGAAGCGACCTTCTTCAAGATGCCCGCGATTGAATAGACGTAAGGTTTTACCGTTAAAGTGTGGTTTAGTTGCCCATCGCCATCCGTAGAAGATTGCTCTACTACATTCTTGCCCGATAAGACTAATCCCAAGATGCGAACGGAATCCGCCATCTCCCTCTCGATATGCGTCTTCAATATGCGGTAATACTTTTCCGAGCCATACTCTGTAAGCGGATCCTTGATCTCGTTCAATACAGTCATTGAATAACTCCATTGTCCTAGTAGCAGGATAAAAATGTGGCATATCATAATCCTATATAGAAAAATAAAGCTCCCGAAGGAGCTTTATTATAACATGATTTTTAATTACTGTGCAGCGTCATCGCCTTCAGTGGAACGTTTCCACGGTGGAGTCTTGGTCTGAGCTGCTTTAGCGATATCGTCCTGGACTTCTGGTTCTGCATGGTTAGCAGTACCAGTATTCTGAGCTTGAGTTTGTGGTTGCTCTGCTCCAGGTTGTACCTGCTGAGTTGCCCAGTTAGGTTGCTGCTGAGTCTGCTGCTGCGGTTGCTGCGCACCAGTAGCCCACGGTTGAGATTGTGCCGCACTGTTAAAATCAACTGTTCCAGACTGCTGAGGTTGCTGCTGTTGCTGTACCGGCTGCTGCGGCTGTTGTTGCTGTTGTTGCTGTTGTTGCTGCTGGAACCCCTGAGTCTGAGGTTGCTGCTGCTGTTGCTGCTGTTGCTGCGGCTGCTGCCCAAATGCGCCCGGGAAACCCTGCTGCGGTTGCTGCTGTGGCTGCTGAGTACCACCGAACGCACCGCCACCAAATGCTGGAGACTGTGCTGCCGCTGCCGGAGTTGATTTAGGCAGGTTAGCCATGTCCGCCTTAGTTGCGTATACAACACCTTCCATATTATCAATTGCTTGATAAATCTGAGGTTCGTTGTTTGGCTCATAGCCAGGTTGCTGACGAACTTTCACTTTCAGGTTGAACGGAATACCGTGCAGTTGTTCGGTATCGTTCCAAACTGGAACTTTAACAGCACGAGACAGCTCTGCCAGTTCTTCCATTGCAATCTGTACAGCGACAGGGTTTGCGTTCTTGACGTTGTAACCGCCAAACATCACACGACCAGCAAAATCACCCTGCATAATCTTAAACTGAAGATTCAGACGCGCACCGCCTGGAGTTTTAGTCGGTTTGATCTCAGAGTTTACAATCTGAACAACATACCAACCAGCGGGCATCAAGCTATTGTGTTGACGCTCTGCGTGTTGTCCAGCGTTAAATTGCATTCCTAAACCGGCCATTATTGTACCCCTTTGATTTTGTTAATGATTGCACCGAGATGTGGATATTCCATCTGTTCTAACGAACCAGAACGATCTTTACATACATTTGACAGATCTGGTCTGGTCAGCAGATAACGAAAATCTGCTTGAGTATTTTGGTCTTTACCAACACTAATTTTGAACACTTCGTCAAAAAAGTATGGTAGTTCTGGACCTAATTTTGCACCAGGCATAGAAGGACCGTAAGACGTAATACCTGTCAACTCATCCTTGTTACGGGACATTTTAGCTGCCATGTACACGTTAAGTCCAGGGATATCTCGAAAAGCGCGAACTAAAGTTTGCATCTTCTCAATAAGATCCCCATAAGCCTGACGCGGATCTTTCACAGTACGCTTCGCATTGTTAAGGCACTTTTCAGCAATCTCAGTAAGTGAATCCAGCGCAAGAGACTGAAAGCGCGGTAAACCATCTTCACCTACAGGATTGTTTGCAGGGTTAGTCGCCCAAACATAAGCCTGCTCTACATCCTGGATATTTTCAACCGTGATGGTTGGAATATCGTAGCAGATATCTGGTCTGTTTTCACCAAATACACGAGCAATGTTATTTGGTGTTAAAGATAAGAGCCCAGACTCCGCAGAAATCAGCAACGGTCTTGGAAGAGTTGCTGTAAGCATGGTTTTACCCATACCAGATTCACCATACACAAGCATCTTGACACCAGTGTCCAGAACTGCTTGAGCGGTAGTTGTAAATTGCATAAGTTACCTCTTGTGTGGTTACGGCTGCAATACTAGGACCCAATTACCCTGAATGCAAACGTGATTATTCACTAATATCCGTTGGATCACGGAAACTTTGATGCGTAGGAATACGCAATTTGTCCTTCATACCGTGAGCAAAGAATTTCCATTTAGAAATCTTCCCAATAAATTCATCGGGATGCTCAAAGTAATATTTACGTTCTTCATGCGTAAGACGACCAGCACCTACACGCATTTCTTGTCCAACTTCAATAAGATCTTCAAGACCTTCCGGTACTGTAAGAACGCGAACATCAAACGAACCAACCATACCATTCGGTATCATATTAGCTTGGTGGCTTGAACGATACGTCTGCCCTAATTCATTAATCTGCGCTTCATTCTCGTTGGTGCAACCTTCGATAATACGAATGATCTCACCTTCACCATCAGTAAAACGTTTAATGCGGAGATAACCGCCTTCACGCTGCGTACTACGACCCCATTTATATTTCGCTTCAAGGTCACGAATGATTACACCTTCGTACCCCATATCAAGCCAAATATTTTCCCACTCCAGGAGTTCTTGTTCGTTGTTGACCACATACAGCGGCACAACCTTCACGTCCATTAACTCGCCGTTAGCGTGGCATTCGTCCACGTACTTCTTGAGCATGTCATAACGCTCTTTGTACGGCAGATGTGCAACGTTTGGTTCGCACAAATCGAATACATGCCACGTCCAAACGTATTCACCTTCAATTTTAGATGTTGCACTACTTGTCTTACGACATAAGTCAAAGTCCGTCTCTTCTCCAACGGCAAGCTCACCGTCCATGCCATCGTAAATGGAAGATCCAAATACCTTTGCGACCTGCTTATTTGCAAAAGATTTAAGACTTCGTCCAACAAGCTCCCCGAACGGTTTCATCCCACGAACTCCGTCAATTTTAGGCATGACGCCTACGGGGTATTTCTGTTTAGCTGAATCCCAATCTGTTGCTAGATAAGGTTTAAATCGAGCCATTGAAATTTACCTTTGTGTGTTCCCGAACAAGAAGTTTTAACTTCCTAACCCAAGATTGCTGTTTCTCAATGTTAACTTTCTTCGGTTTAGGAATAACGGATTTTGCTGTATCTACTTTCAATTTATCGTAGTCCATGCGACGTCTACCTGTTCGCATGTGCATACCCGCAATTTCATCGCACTTGTCTTGTGCAAGGCTACGGGAATCCATCCTACCTGAATGACCTTTAACATGACGGAACTGGAAACTAAGTCTATTCTCAACAATAGTATCCATGAACCATTTATAAATTTGTTGCTCTTCTCCTCTTGGTGGACGTTTACCTTCGAACATATGGATAGCTGCTTTGCAATCCGTCTGGAACAATATAACGTCGTTTGTGTAGATAAGTCCAGCCTCTATACCGTGATATAAACCGTTAGCTACTGCAATACATTCAACTACGGTATTATCCGTGTGACCATGTGCAGGGCCACCAAAAGCCTTCTTACCCCGTTTGGAGGCTACCCAAATTCCATAGCCTCCACATTTAGTACGGTGACAGAACGACGCATCCGATATTATCGTGATGAGCATTCAACCCTTCTTAACAGCGATCTTAACCTGTGGAGAACCTGGAGTTGTGGTCACGCATTCGTCAAAGATCGCCAACTGTTCAGCTGTGAGCTTACGATATGCAGCCACACGGAGTTCTACTTTAGTTTCAGTAACTTCGTTGACATCCACACCAGCTTCAATAAGATCTGGTAAGATCTGACTAAAGATCGCCTTATCAACTTTACGCGTATAAGGTTGAGTAACAACAAGATCGTCACCTGTATCAAGTTTGATCTTATTAGTGTTTTCGTTAAGACCATCAGGAAAGAACACGCTAACCACACTTTGACGCAGTGCGCGTTCTTGCGCTTGCACTTTGGCTAATTCTTCTTTCTTAGAATACCAGTTATAAAGAAGTTCGTATTTCTGCTCTTCAGTTAAGTTCATTTCTGGTAACTGGACCATGTTATTGCCCTCGTTGTTTGCTAATAGGGGTATAATACTTAGAATTAAATTCCTTGTAAATACCCCTAAATATGATTACAACTTACCAGTAGAACCAAAACCCCCGCGGCCTGTTTCTTCTACAATACCAGAAACAATACGCGTACGAACCAACTCCACAAGACGTGCCTGTGCAATACGTTCGCCAACCTGAACTGTGTAAGGTGCATAAGAGTCGTTGTGCAGACGTATTTTTAACTCATCTCGGTAATCGTGATCAATGATACCTGTACAGTTACCTAAACGAATCCCGTGTTTAAACCCATGACCGCTACGTGAATAGACTTCCATACCGTAACCATGAGGGATCTGCAGCTTAATACCCGTGTTGAACGTGTACGCACGACCAGCATAGATTGTCACAGGTTCAGGTTCATCTGCGTAGATGTCGAAGCACATAGAACCAGGAGTAGCAAATCGTGGCATTTGAGCAGTGTCAGTAAGAAGCTCCACAATTAGCTGTTCCACAGTAATACCTTTCACAGCACCGTCTTCGACTACAATAGTACCTTTGACAGTTGCATCTTTAATAACATTAGACATATCGTCTTTCTTATTCATGTTTTTCACTCTCTTCATTAGTTAGACGTTGTTCCCATTGTTGCTTTAACTGATAATAACGATAAGCATCCTCACCAGTTTCAGCTTCCCGTTGCATACGTTCACACCATTGAACGGGACTTTCCTCACAACTCACTTCTTACACCTCCTAAGCGTGACCATTCCTCTTGATATATTCATAGGCATGTGATTTAAAGATTATCCGAAAATCTTCCAGGGATATTTCACATCTCGGCGGATCTTCGGGGTGATGTTTCGCTTCATCAGCGAAAAGCATGATAGGATTCATATACAGGACTACGCGCCAGGGCTTTTTATTCTGACGGTACATAAGAACTGGAAACTTGTCTGCTTCTAATGCACTCTTAACACACTGTGCCCACCATGTGTTAATTGATAACTGTTCCTGGCGTTTAACTTCCACCGCATAGAAACAGGTATTTGTGATATCGCAACCACCTACGGCACTCTGATTCTGGTTACGCTGCGCTATGGGCTTTTCTGGATAAGTCATTCCAAGAGCGGCGTAAATTTCTTCGTAGATATCATTAAAGAATTTACAAATCTCACGCTCGCCTGTCTGACCTTTAGTACGAGGATTAGCTCCCATGTTATAAATCTCCATCTAAAAAATAGGGGGTACACAAGTACCCCCGAAAGCGAAGCATATAATAGATAATAACATGTCAGCGAGAGACAGCCTTCGAAAAGGGGTAATCTACCAACCACTCTCGCAAATAATGTTAACCTGTTTACGTGTTTGATTACAATACACGAATTCGTCAGAATTCACAGGTCATACCGTACATTTTTGCCAATGGCCCATAGAAAATGACAGCGAAGTGCAAACAACTTCCAGCCCGTTATCATCACGTACCACAGGCAAAGCTAGGCCGCTACGGACATTGTGTACCGTGCGGTGAACTCTATACACAGAGTTATGCGTAAAGCGCCGCGTGTTCGCGTTTGTGCAGCGTAATAACGCTCCGATATGTACAAGTGGCGCAGGCATAGTAAAGCCAATCATCATGTCCTTTTCTTTCTTATTAGGCTGGCGTACAGTTACATTCATTGTGTCGTCTCCTCATTTAAAGATTCCAGGCGCTCACCTAACAGAATGAGCGATTTAATTTGATGTGGCTTCTTGCCAAGATGTTCAGCAATGTGGTTATAAGTAAAACCTTTCTCCCGCATACGATAAGCAGTAATAGCGGCATTGCGATTGCGGATATCGGTTTTCTTACTCATGGTAAACTAATTCTCCTTAATTTAGCTTCAATACGATTAATTAACATGGACATGCTACGATCTGCAATCATATGATGCGGTTCGTAGTAACCATATGCCCAATAGTTTACCTCTTGCCCACAATGATTACAATTAATCTGTGACTCGCACACAGGCGAATAGTAACCATCAGCTTGAGCTACAACAGTCTCTGTAAACTCAGTGTGACCACACTTTGGGCATCGTATACACTTCATTTCCTTGTCGTAGTTTGAGCGAAAAGTATAAGGCTTCCACCCCAACACCTTGTATATTTTACTAGGCATTAGTGTAGATTCTCTTTAGGTTGTTCTTCGCTCGTCATAAGACTTAACAAGACGCGGCACGTATTTGAGTTTCTCCAAGCTACCTCAATTTCATCTAACGAGGATTCTGGTTTACATAAGCGATAGGCTTCCATGAAGGAATTCTGGGCTGCTTCAACGATTGCCAGAGACACCAACACTCTTTCGTCTATCATTGTCATCATTTCTTCACATTTATCACACATATTATTTCTCCAGTGTCTTAATCATCAATTAATGTGATATCATCCACAAAAAATAAGCTATCATTCTGGATACATTTACGTCGATTAATAATATCGTCGACATTGTAGTCCATCAAGGAAGGGTACTCGACCTCATCCTTCATACAAGGCCCATACACACTTAGACCTAACTCAGCCAAATGCTGCATGAATCCTTCAAGAGATTTTTTAGTATAAATTGTCGTTTTTAATTTACCCATCGCCCACTCCTTAAATCTTTAATGACAAACTGGAAGTTAAAAGAACGTACCAGTAAGCACATACAGCACAGCGTCACGCAGTGTTGGTAACAAAGGTGAGCAGTTAGGAACGCTGTAGAATTTACGTGATCCCACTTTAACACTCACTATTGTAATAGAACGTTTATTGCGCTCTACTGCGTAGAGACCACCACCAAGACGACGGACTTTATATAGAGGTTGATGCTTTTGCATGTTTTAACTCCTTTCGTTTATTTGCTAACACGTATGGCTCTACCTGTTAAGAAGGTGTATTCACAGTGCCGCATTAAGTCACGTTCTTCTATTACACTTCGTAACTGGCGTGACAGCGTTTCATAGTAAGGACGGGCCTCGTTCCTACTAATAGCTAAAGCATAGGCGAACAGTTGCTCCGAGTCAATACGATTAGACTTGATTCTTTTGATTGCTTGCTCAATTCCTGGGAACTCCTCATCCTGGTATAGAGCACCGTACACAATTTTAATAGCTGCTAGATTGTAACTGGACATTTGACCCTCGGACGTAAAATAATTCTTGATACCTATTGCATTCCTAAGGAAATGCTCTATAGTATGTATTATACAGTTTGTAAGCGGAGGAACACAAAATGACTCACCAAGATCTTATAAAAAGAAACATCAGAACTACAATGAACAAATCAGAGGAATTCTCACATAACTGTACCGATGGTACTCATAAAATTAGATATGAATATATGGGATCCTCAACTGTGGTTACATTTGAGAAAGATGAGTATCACGTTGGAGATTTTTCAACACCAGATTACGACGAGATGTTTGAATACGTTGTATGTGGGTTCTTAAAATTGCACGAATAATATAATGGGCGCATATAGCGCCCATTTTTTTTATAACTTAATAATCTTCTCCATACGTTCGATATCCACTAAATAACACTTCATTCTCGGTGGTACAAAATCAGGACCGAATAAACTTGAGAAGTCCATAGGCCTCATTTCAGCAAGAACTTCCATAGACATCAGACCATAAATTGTATTGTCTATGACCTGCAATATGTTGTCGTTTCTTGTCTGCTTGAACGCTTTAAATTGCCTACAATAAGTACATAAATCACTCCGTGTAACTATAAACGAGTCCTTGAACATTGGGAATTTATCATACACATAAGCCTTCACTTCCCCGTCCAGGAATCTTTTTATAGTGGCAAGCATTATCTTCTCACGGCTTGTACTGTCTGTAGACCCAATTTGCCCACTATTACGCTTCTCTAAGAAACGCTCGTTACCCTGATCAATAAAGGACTCAGCCCAACGATAATGTTCCATAGTAACAACAGGTCGTTCACTGTTATCCGCCACAGCAAGAAGAGAGGCGATACGCAATACCTTCAACGCCTTCCTTGTGTACATCTGACGAATTACTTCGTCTTGCACCTGCTCACCATCATTGCCGCTGTTCAGGAACTTCGCAACAACATTATCAAGATTATCAAACGCTTCGTGTACCTCTGCTTCCATTTCAACATAACACGGAGCAGTCCCTGACATAATACGCACAGCTTGTTTATAGATAGCTCCAATAGTGCGTAGAATTGCTTCTGGATATTCCAGGAGCATACTTTTATTCATCAACGGTCTGTCAGCTGTACATTCCCATGCGATAATACGGGACATGAAGCCACTCGACATCATGCGGTCATCAACGTTCCCGTAAAATTCATCCGGTGTCGTTTCACCTGCAAAACTATACGCCTTGACCTTACCGCCAGCAGTCGTATTATCTTTACTAGAGTGCTTTGAACCACCAGAGAAAGCATAGAAATGCCCCTTGTCATAAAGGGAAAGCATTTCATCCATAATGTCTTTAGCTTTACCGACTTCCATCTTACCGTTACGGAAAAATGCACCGACTTCAGTCTTATAGTTGATGGATGAGCCACAAGACATAACGGACGTATCCATTATGACGTCCTTGCGCAATGCAGCGTCAGACGCATAGGTACTTGTATCCAAGACACGTTCGATACCAAATATCTGCTGACCGTCTTGACCGCCATAATTGGATACTTGAGAAAGAATAGTTTCAATGTTGGAGCGAAACGCTTCTTTACCAATACCAGAACGTGCAATTAGTACAAAGTAGTTATTCAAACCACTTCGTGTAACTGTGTTCCACGCCTTACCGCACATACCACTAAATAAAGCAAGAGCAGACAGAATACTAATGTCTTTAATAGGCAACAAGCTCGCTTTATACATATTACGCGCAACCTCGCCCATAAAGCCCGGAGGCCAAGCCAAACCGTCTGCCTGCTCTTCAGTGTAATTGCCATCTGTGGTCAACACTTCTTCTGGTGGGCGTTCTGGTGTAGTTGCTTGACGTAGTTTTTCCGTGCGCTCTATAGCTGCATTAACGTTATTCTGAACTATCTGCATAAGTCCCATAGATTTAACATGGGCATCATAGCGGTAGTTGCGAATCATTCTATCCAGGTGATACGGACGTTTGATTTTTTCACCAGGCAGACGACGGGAATCATCGTAACGACTACTCATTGGCGAATACATGAACAGACGTCTTACCTGGAAATTGTACTTACTCTTAAAGCAAAGAAAGTCAATTAATGCAAACTCTGCTTCAGACTGAGAAGGGAAACAACGTTCACCGATAGAAGTATCAACTTCTTCATCTCTCCAACGACCTTCCCATAGCTGCTTAAACAATGTTCCGTTTTCTTGTTCACACAACTGAATATAAACATCCTGGTCTTCCATTGCATATGGGTCGTTACTAAAATCTTCTTCAGTAAGTTCCAGCATTTGGAAGCCATCAGACTCATTAATCTCACTCATCTCAGACATAAGCTGATGAATGAGATTAGCGATATACCCTTCGCTTTCACTGCCTGGAGCACCAGACACAGTACGCGGAGTAATATCCCAGTGATCACCTGTACAGATAATAAAGCGATACTGTGAATACACTTCCACACCATCGCGGCGCTTACCAGCCTGAGGTATGGAATAAATCCATGTGTGCAACCCATCACCGCTTCTGGAAATTTCCGTATAGCTATGGAACGATTCAACAATCTTCTTATATCGCTCACCAGCAACTTTCTTTTCCATTTCAGACATGGTATCTTTAATGTCCATGTCGATACAACAGAACGGGTCACTTGAAAGTAGATAGAAACCTAAACGCAAGTTATGGCCAATCTCGTTATAATAACGAACGCAGCGTTCAGCATCTTCAAAAGACATAAGTAAATGCAGGTTAGACGGTTTCTTATCGTTGCCGTCTTTACGAAGTGGGACCATATCCCCTAAATCATCGTCCCATACATAAGGTTGTTTTTCTGATGATGTACCTGGATGGAAACCGCAGACAGCCCACTGTTCGTATTGTTTAATTTCTTGAGGAAAAAGTTCCAGCATGTTATTACCTTAAAACGTAGCGGGATTAATTTCAAATAACGAACGTGATGGTACAACATCAAAGTTGACATCTACCAGCTTAAAAGAATTCGTGTAAACACACCATGTACCAACTTTTTCATTAAAGACGGGCTTGTCATTATTAAATGCGTACACGCAACCATCAGAATCTGTTGCAATATATCTTGTGTCTTTTGGTACTTCTACATCTGAACCATAATAGTGAACGGTAATTAAATCTGACATGTTATTCTCCTACGATCCATTAGGACACACATAGTATATACTGATGGATCGCAGGGGGCTAACCCCCTGCAAATTATGGTACTAAGACCCAACGACAGGTGATAGGTTTACACATTATCTCTTCTTTAGAGATGTTTATACGATCCTTAAAAATAATTCTTGGATAAAAATATTTCATATAGTTATCAGAAGCTACCTTATATTCTGTCTTTAATATACGAGCACTAACAACAAATTTTAAATCTTCCCAATCTTTCATAGAGTCAGCAAAAGACAAGATACGCCCATTTCCACGGACTTTTGCTGAAGACTGAGAAGGCAACTTGTGGTTAATGTCACATGGTAGATCTAAGGATTTATCTTTAAAGAATTTACTTCCACCATTAAAAAATTTACTCACATCAAAAGAGCCAATTTCCAAAGTATGGATATTTTGACCTTTAATTGGTTCTTCAAACTTAACATCGACAACGAGTTTGACTAACATAACTTACCCTATAATCACCATAAAATTTCTACACTTTCAGTATCCATCTGACTCAATGGTTGCTTGTATGAGATTGTATATCCAAATGATACCAGTTGTTCAGTCACCTTTCTCATTGCAGGACGTGCATTAGGACTACCAATTTCACTATATGGCTTTTCAAATAATTTAATATGATCCCTGCCATCTAGAGACGCTTTAGTAATCCATTTATCCAAATCATCAAGATATGCACTTGTATCCAAGTTTTCACTATTTGTACGAGCTTCTTGTGCTGTGATCATAATTATTGCTCCATAGCTTGTTTGATCAATGCGTCATAAATACATTTCGCACTAGACGCGTTCCACAGTTGTTCGTCTGTCTGAACTTCCTGGCTCCATTGCTTGTCAAATAAACCTTCTTCATACGCGTCTTTAATACGCTCGCACAAAGTAAAGATGTCGGTCTGAAGAATATCAATTTCTTCTTGGGTTAACGCAACCTGGAGTTCTTTATTCATCTGTATCACCTTCTTTATTCTGTTGACCACATGCTGGTGTCCATTGTCCGTTCAATGTGCGCTTAAGATCGTCCTTGCGCATACGTTCGAACCATTCAGTGTGGTCATGTGGATTGTCGTTCACTGGTAAAATGTTACCTGCGAAATATGTACGCATAGTGTGCAACAATTCGTCGTCCACTTCGGACTCAATACTAACACACGTTTCTTTGAAATCCATACCTTCCAGGTCCACGTTATAACAGATATCGATTTCAATACCAGGCTCAGTTAATACCCAAAAACCATCGCCATTAATACATTCACACCAACGAGGCTCATTCTCAAACGCGGTTAAAGTACCGTCCTCGTCGACCGCAAGGTATTTCGCCCACACTGGAACAAACAATACTTCACCGAAGTATCGCACAGCCTTCTGAGTAAGATTAATTTGCATGTTCACCTCCCGTTACCAGTTCCAAAGTCTCACGAAGTAGACGTTCGACCTTCGATTTATTTTTGATAAGCTGATATTGCCGATCCACCACAAGCGCCTTCTCGCGGTTACGCATAAGGTATTCGAACGCACTTTGAAAATCTTCGACATTACCCGTGTAACCTAAAGCCTTGGCGACGTGCGACACACGATGGAACAGAAAGTCCGCAAAGTCCATAATTTCCATCGCATTGACAATAGCGTCAAGTAAATCCGGATTTGTATTCGGGTCAACCTTTTTAGCTTGTTCAAGAAGTTGCACCTTTGCTTTATATAAAGGTGAATTGCTTACTGTTTGCATCACTTCCTCCAGATATCACGCGATTCTTCAATACGGATGTTGTACCGTATAAGTTGTTGCATAACTTTATGCAGGTCATCCAGATGCTTCCTTAAACGAAGACGTTTCTTGATAGCCCACAGTTTCTTCATATCCGTCCGGTGAAGCTCCTCCCTTAAATACAATGAAAAGTCAGTCTGCTGATCTAAGATAAATTGGATACGCATCAAAGTATCTGACTTACGATAATCAGGATACCACTTAGGAAGCAGATCTTGTTCGCCAATCATCTTACGCTCCAAACTGATCAATGTATTCAATGAGCTCTTGCAATTCTTGCTGTAACTGCACATTACCACTATTATTCGTCTGAAGTCTAACGAGGCGTTCTTTGATATGTGCAATGTGGTTACTGCTCATCCGACGCTTCTGTACATCACACCAACGAACAACACCATCTTCAATATACGCACGACGCGCTTTACCACGCGGGTATCGCAACGGCCGAACTTCACACTTATCGTCCACCCACTTAAAGCCCAGGATCATAACAGCGTTACCTTCCGTATCAGGACACACGTCAAAGCAACTGTTGAACCCTTTACTGCGCATATATTCGTTCAGCGGAATCACACAATCCACCTCTAACAACCAGTATCCGAAGTAAATGTCAACAGTGAACATCATCCCTAACATCGGAGCCGACCAGCACATATACATCCGCCCGTCATCCAACTTCTTGACCGCATTCGGCCGCAACACGAGGCCAGCCGCCTTCCACGCTTTGACCACATTACTTAGGCTGTCTTTGTGCTGTTCTAATATGGCTACCGCTTTGGCGTACATTTGTTCGTCATAACCGAACATTTCCTGTACGTGTGCGTGCGTTATTTCAATATTACGATTCCGCATAACCTCACCCTTGATAATAATAAATCGACTGATTTTGAAATTCAGTTGCCAAGTTTTAATTTATGCAAAGTTTTTGCTATTTGCAACCGTGATATTTTGCGGTGTTTGTATGTGCAATGTTTTTGCTTTTGCAAAAATTACAGCAGTCTGAAGGTGAGAAATTGCAAATTTATAAAGATCGGTGAAAAAATGCACAATTTATAAAGATCCAGCAACATACGAACCAGTGAAGCGAAGTGTATGAAAAATAAGGGAAAATTTCGAGGGTTGGGAGGTTTGTATGAATTTATATTATTTATAAAGGGGTCCCGTAGGGGTCGTCAGTAGACAACTCAAAAATAAAAAAATCTTTATAAAATTTATATAAATACACACACATACACATTTTTACCTTATTTTTCATGCACTTACCTCCTTTCATTTCGTTTATTAAGCGACTATATATGAGCAATATGACATATATTTGTTGCGCAACGACTGTGTGTTTTCTAACCAATCGAAAGATTACTTTATATACGTCCGCGCGTCTAACACAAAAGAAAAGTGGATTGCAAGTGATTTTTGCTGAGGTAACTCTCGAAGTGAAAGCGATTTGCGAGTTTGAAATTTTGTAGCCCGAAAACGATTCTATTTTATGGTATAAATGTCGGATTTTTCGGGCAAAGCCGGCTTTTCGGTGAGGTTGGGTGGCTGGGATCTGGGTAACGGGTAGCCCATAAATCGAAAATAGCCGCGAAAACGGGGCACGCAGCGCGATTAAATGGTTGGATCAGTGTAAGGGTGGCGGTGAGGGGCGAAAATGCCGCAAATTGCCGCTTTTTAACGCTTAAATCTGGTGACATAATGTACTATTATTGATATGAAAATAGTTCGCGACAGAATTTGCTATCAAGAATCGCGGGTTGGTATAATGCACTTGTCAATAATAACGGGAGGTAACATGGACTGGAGTAATTATTTTGAATATAAGGATGGTAAATTATTCTCTAAGGTAACTAGAGGGAAAGTAAAGGAAGGTGACGAAGTTGGCACGCTGGACGCGAACGGTTACAAGGTGTTTTCGTTCAAGGGCAGACGGTATTATGTGCATCGCGTTATATATGAGATGCACTACGGTCCAATTCCGACCGGTATGGTGGTAGACCATATTTGGCGCAACCGTGCGGACAACCGAATTGAGAATATACGTGTGGTCACCAAGAGTGATAATGCAAAGAACGCAAAATTGTATAGTAATAATTCAAGCGGCGTGACAGGTGTAAGATGGGATAGTCAACTTGGCAAATATTACGCCTATATTAAAGCAGACGGTAAATTAAAAAGTTTGGGACTATTTGAAAGCAAAGAGGAAGCAATAAAAGCCCGTAAAGATGCAGAGGTCAAATATTGCTTCCATGAGAATCACGGTAAATAGTTATTTATTATCTAATAGTACAGCCCAGGTATTATCTGGAAGCGTACCAATTCCAAGCGGTTTAACTTGCTTGTCTTTTTGCTGCATATTGTAGTCGTCAATTAACTGCTGCGCGGCGAACATGGCGTTCGCTTTAGCGTCCAGAGCGTAGTCTATATCTTCCACCTTGCACATATTCAGACCGACAGCTTTGAAGCGAGTACCACGGGACATAGTTGGAGCCAGGGTCTTGACATGAATAGCTTGCATAATAATTTCCTCAGTTAACTATGCGAAGTGCATATTATTGCCCACTGTTACTATGGGCAATGTATATGTCACTCAGCGGACATATATTCTAACGCTTCTGATAGTGTAGCGAAGTGACCATCACTTACCAGATTAATAGCGTACTCAAGTTGATCGCGGGTTAGGTTGCGAAACTTGTTGCGGATGTGATAGCAACGACCGCGATAAATAAACTGGAAATAGTTGCGTTCCATAATTATCACCTTATTGAATAATAAACGCGTAACCGCTCTGGTCCGGTAGCTCTCCACCAGCGAGGATCTCAAACTCAACGCCCGCTTTGGCGTTTAACTTTTTGATAAGCTCTTCCGCTGCTGCGCGGTGGTTGCCTATGATGTCTAATCTATAATCCCAGCCAACGGTAACTTTACTGTTCCAACTTTTAGCGACAACGCGCGGTCCGAGAGTGTTAGTAGCAGCCAGGAATTTGGTGATGATAGCTTGAGCCATGATAATTACTCCGGTAAAATTACAGTGACGTTAATATTTGCAATGCGAGCGCACTCGCGGAAACCTTTTACATACGCATCCATTTCGTCATAGGATGCGAAAGTTGCGTGCGGGACTGGACCACTGTTAATATTCACGCAATATTCGTATTCTTCCAGGTCAACCCAGCAGTGTAGAACTATAGTTTCCATATTATTTGCCCTCCGTATAGTACAGACCTGCAACTATTGGAGCGCCGAACACTAAGAAGGCCAATAAGTAGAACATAATTAGTTGCCCCCTTTATTGTTGAGCGCGTGGAATTTACGCCATGCGTAGAATTCAATCGTTGCATTATTAATATTCCAACCATTAGCTTTCGCAAGGTCACGGACGTTACCAATAGTTGGCACACCATTAGGCAACATATTATCCAGAGCGTTCCAAACGTCTGCGCATTTACCTTTAATCGGCCGACGAACCCCGTTGCGCGTTTCGCTGCGTGCTTTACTTTTAGCGGGAGCGACCGGAGCTTGTTGTGTGGTCACTTCCACGACAGTCGCTTTATCAGCTTCAACCAGATCGTTAGCTGCCTTATTAACCGCGCTTTCGCTGAACCAGTAGCGGCCACCGTCTTCATGCGGCTCCTGGTGAATAAAGCTGTTAGCTGTCGCAGTGTCCACATCCAGAACCTTTTTCAAGGCACGGCGAGCGTTAGACATATTGGTGAAGAAGCGAGCATCTTTTGCTACGCGAGTGATAGTAGCCATTGTGATTATCTCCATGTTGTTCTAGCGGATTGCTAGTGGGAGCCCACTGTGACAATGGGCAACCATTAGCACGCTATTATTGCTGGATAGCTTTAGCTATCATTGTGATGAAGCAGAACACAGACCAAAGGCTATTCGCTTGGCATACTGGTCTACCGTACATTACGCTATAAGAGCTGACAGTGCCGTCCTCGTTAATGCGAATATATAACGCGGTGCTGGAATATTTTTCGTTGCCCGGGAGCATTACCAGATACTCGTCAAAACCCCAATCCCCTTCAACCTTTTCCGCAGTAAGGCCCAGTTGGTGCAGGCGCTTGCCGATAATACGTTTGGTGATCTGAGACTGGGACATGGAACGCGGTAAATAGATAATAGACATAATGCAATCTCCCTTCGGGTGAAGCGGGCGCGGAACCCGTGTCCCGCTTGAAAACCCCCTTAACCCCACGCGTTTATAATACGAATTTTAGATGTTGGATGCAAGTAGCATCCAACAATTTTTATTATTTTTTAGCCCGGTAGCTTACCAATATCCCCGTTGATAGCTAGATAGCTGGGAGCTATTTGGTTGCTAAAAATAACGCTGGTATATTGTGCATCCGGTAAAATAAACACCTCTAAATAATCACACTGTAAAACTATTTCCTCCTCATCCATTTGTGTTGTTGTAAAGCCCACTGCGTTGGGCGCGTTAACTAGCGCGGTGGTGTGCTGCGCGGGCACCTGGTAACTAATATGCAGGCCGCTACCATAACCGTCCACGGCGTGCTGTGTGCTGTATTTGCGGATGGTGGTGTGCATAACGTGTAAAGTAACCATATAAAACCCCCTTTTGGTATGTATACTTGCCCAACTAGTATGGTAGTTTAAAAAACGCTACCCCCTGGGCCCAATGGAGTAGCGTTACGCAACGCTTGCACGCTGCGTAAGTGCTGCGCGTGGGGGTGTACCCCCACACAGCACGGGTATTATAACGCATCCAGTGGATGTAAAAAACTAGTATTCAAAAATAGTCTTGTAAATTTTTAAGTCCTACTATTAAAAGCAATCCGCATAGTAACCGACGCAACTATGCAAACGTATATAGCAACGATGTGTATAATAACAGACATTACTATATAGTCCGTTATGGTAGGCTGTGCCACTATCCATAGGTTATACTATGTGCATGTATATAGTAACGGATGTAATAATACTGGACATTACAGTATGGTGATGCAATAGATAGCACACTAATCTAATAAAAAATAATAACGCGTGTAATAATAAACAACGTTACAATAGAACACACAACAGTCACATGACGTAACAATCACCTCACTGACGATCACGGGACGTTATAGTAACGCCGCGGGGCGGCTCTTAGATCTCTGCCAAGGATTCTTCGTTTGTAGATTATCTCGTCACTAGACACTTTATATCCTCACCTCACATGTCCTATATTGTTCGTATAAAGTTAGTTCCGTATGTAAATACTCGAGAGACGATTTAAAACATTCGGTTTGCCGGTATGCGTAACGGATTCTGCGGCACCATGAATTAAAGCACACGAGACGACTAACTGTGGTTATTAATTGTTGCGGTCACGTATGTTAATCAACTTGCGTATCCTGTTATAGTTATTCCGTTAACGTTAAAGGGGGTTATATGAACGAGAATATAGTTAAAGCCTGGTCTATGTTAAGACCACAGCTAAAAGACGATCGCGTCGCTTTTACTTTGTGTCCGACTAACGAGTATCGCCGACAGCTTGAAGAAGTGTTGCGCGAAGATCCTGAGTTTGTTCGCTGTGTGCAACTGTCGCGTGAGTCATCCGTAGTACAGTTCGATCGCTTCCACCTTCGTTTGGTTTCTCATCACAGAGCCTCGTATGAAGACACTGTTATTCGTACGAGCGGCTTCCATTGTGACATTGCAATTCTTGATTGCAAATTGGACATTGAGCAGAAACAAGATTTATATAATCTCGCTCATGAACGTCACGGTGAACTGTTAATTGTGGAAGTGTAATAATGGCCAAAGATATCGTTATTCCGAAAATGTATTGTCAGCTCCGTGATGCTTTGTTACAGAGCGGTTGGATTATTAGTCACAGCGATGTAAATGACACTTATATTGTTCTTATACCACCTGAAGGGACGATATCCTGCATTCTGCACTATATGCCCGAAGCGAAGACGGTTTACCCGAACGGTTCATTCTTGCTACGCTTGCGCTCCGATACATGGAAGATCCAGACGGATACCTGTGCAATTGACGAGAATACCAGTAAAGAGTTTATTCGTAAGCTGAAGCAGATGAATAAAATTTACGAGCATGTTAAATTTGACTTATTTAAGGAAGTTTTCTAATGATTACCATGAAAGACCGTATCACCCATAAAACTCAGCAAAGCATGATGGCTTGCATTCCTACCTGCCTTGCTATGCTTCTTGACAAAGACCCTAAGCAGGTGGATGACGAGTTCACAACGGATTATATTCGTGGTTTTACTGACGTGTCGAACTATCTGTATAAGCACGGTGTCTTTGCGCAACCACATATCACCGCTGGTATGCACCAGATTCGACCTGGGCGCTTGTATCTTGCCACTGTACCCTCTTTGCAGTTACCTGGGCTTTTCCATCAGATCATTATCGACGCTCGTTTTGATGGTGTAACCGTATACGATCCAGCGAAAGGTCTGGAAGGGAAACAATACTATTCCTATGACCACATTGCAGAGGATAATGAGTTGGCATATCCTCTGCGGTCTTTCCTGATTGATTACGAAATTATATTACCGGAGTGATTTATGAGCTTGCAACGTTTTGACAATGCAGAACTCGCGTGTGAATTTGCAAAGCGCAAGTTCGCTAAAACAGGTACGCCGCGATGCGTGCACGCGGCTGTAGCGCAAAATGGGGCGAAATACTGGTACGTCGGTACGGTAGCTCAGATCAAGCGAAGATTCGCGACTACGCCCGAAATGCGCCGGCTTGTATCTGCCGCACTTGTACGAAACAGACACTTGGATAAAGAGGAAATTTATCGGTTTCTTAGAAATTATACTGGTAAAGGGAATAGATTCCAGGTCGCGGCGAACGAATTTAATATTGGTCTTTCAACTGCTTATAAAATTTATTATGAATATCGGAAGACGAGCTTCAACAAATAAAACATGTTTATTTGTATGTAACCACGGTGATGAAATCGTCGGCATTGAAGCTCATCGCTGTGGTTGGAATGTCATTAAACGTCTTGCGAATAAGAAGTTTAAGTTTCGTCGTAAAGGGCAAGAAGTAACAATCTCCGTGTTTCACATAGAGAAACCGGAGGTTGCCAAGCGGGCGATTGATACATGCGTCGCTAAGTATAACATCAAAGACCGTAAGATTTATCACAATGATATTATCGGTCTTATTCTTGGAGATAAATAATGACTGCAATTGCTTATCGCAATGGGATACTAGCTGTAGATCGTCAGGTTACATGGGGTAATGTTGCAACAACTACAAATAAAGTTCATACTGTCAATATTCCAGGGATTGGACTGTGCCTTGTTGCAATGTCTGGTAAACTACGTCCTGTAGATGATATTGTAGAACATCTGAAAACTACGGTTCGTGGTCGTAAAGAACCTTTCTCGGATTTAAATCCAGATTCCCGTTATGGTATTGCAGTGACGCAGGAACTTGTCGTGTATCCTATCTACGGGGATGGTAAATTAGGCCTACCGGACACCAACGAATTTATTGCCGAAGGTAGTGCGTTTGAGTTCTTGATGGGCACAATGGCGGCAGGTTGCACCGCCGAAGAAGCTGTACAATTGGCCTGCCAGTATTGTGATAGCTGTGGTCAGGGTGTCAACTTCTATGACGTAGCTTATACTCTTAAAATGGCTCAGTGTACAACCGAGGAGGAACCATTTTGAAGAAACCTAAGACTGGTCTGTTCCTTTGTATTGGTGGACCTTTTGACGGTAAGCGTATACGCTTAACAACATCAGATCTATATCCAAGTTCCTCCGTTTTCTCTGTTCCATCCTATAAAAATGGTGAGAAGGGGAAATACGTTTGGAATGATGAAATTCGAAATAGTGTAATCTGGAGAACATCATGAGCGATCCTTCTAACGCACAATTAGCGGCTGCAAGAGTGTATATGCGCGGAGCTGCCGCTGAGATTGAGGTCTTGCCACAATTCGAGAAGCACGTACAGCAACTCGAAGATAAATTCAAGGCCCTTAAAGACTTATGGGATAAGAAAGATGCTATAGCCTTTCTTCTTGCGATTCAATACTTGTCTATGGGAATTGGTGAGAAGGTATGTTCCTTAGAATAATTAGTAAGGTTGCGCCTTGGATACTACTTGTCCTAATTGTTATTCTAGCCAACTGGGCTTATGACAATGCCATAGAAACAGCTAGAAAGGAGGGTTTCGATGCCGGTGTGTCGTACCAAAAAGAAACTCAGAAAGCGGTTGATTTCGAGGAGGAGAAACGAAGAGCATATGAGAAAGACGCTATCGAACGTCAGTACCAATCTCGCATTGAGTCTTTGGTTGCCGATCTTAATGATTATCGCGCTACTAATGACAGGTTGCACAACGAAATCGCAACCATCCGTAAGTACCTCGGTGACGCTACCGGCCCTCAGCCCGACAGCAAGACAACCGCCCAGATCGCCCGTGTGCTCACCGAGCTGTATTCAGAAAGCGTCACAGAATACAGACAAGTGGCAGAAGAGGCTGAAAAGTATCGTCTTGCCGGCGAGCAGTGCGAACTACAGTATGATGCAATGCGAAATCCGCATAAAGAAAAGTGATAAAATACAAAGTCCTTGCCGGATTGCGTAACTAAACGTTCGATCTTAATTGCACATAATTGATTGTGTGCGTGTGATAATTCAACTATGCTCTATTCGGTTTAACTGAATGGAGCTTTTTTATGACTGTGCAACCACGAGGCATCCGGAATAACAATCCTGGAAATATTCGTTGGGGGGATAATTGGAAAGGTCTTGTTCCAGAAGACAAACGAACTGACCGTTCTTTCTGTCAATTTATCGATGTAAAATACGGTATTCGCGCCATTGCGCGTATTCTACTAAACTACCGCAATCGCGAAGGGATGAAGCGCGTCGGTAATAAGGGAATTGACACTGTACGGGAAATTATTTCGCGCTGGGCTCCGCCGAATGAAAATAACACTGAAGCCTATATTCAATCCGTGTCTAAGGCTTGTGGTGTTGGTGCAGAACAGCCGATTTCATTGACCGATGATAAGCTCATGTTGAAGATTGTGAAAGCGATTATCAAACATGAGAACGGTGTACAACCTTATTCTGATGAAGTCTTGCTCGCGGGTATCCACATGGCATAGTAAGGGGTTACAAGTGTCGCCGAACTGGGATTGGAATATAGTCTTTATTCTCACTGCCATCGCGATGGTAGGGGGTTCCCTTGGCTACGCTGCAAGAACCCATGATGCTAAAGAAAGGTTCAGACTCAGCGCCTTCATTCAAGAGGGTGCTTTTTCTGCATTCTTTGGTTTCTTGATAGGTGTAATTAACGTGGAACATGGTGTCCCACTGGGACTCAGTGGGGCGTTCATAGGCGTGTTATCTTGGTCAGGTTCAAGAACCATGCTAAAGTTTCTACGGAGAAAAACGCAAGCATGTGACCGAGAAAAGGAAAGAGGTTAATTATGCGTCACTTCATCAATGATCTTCTTATATTGTGTAAGAAACCGCGATTGCTTTTCATCTATATGATGATTGGACTTGCACAAATTGGAGTCAGTGCTATCGCCATTGATCAGATGCACAAGAGACACAGGGTAAATATCCGACCTTCGACGCCACCTGTTTATGTGGTCAACAAGGTCGAACAAATCAGACAAGACATCCGGGAGATAACGTACATTCCTAAAGCTGAAATGTAGATTGGTTTATAAGTAAAGCCCGCTCCTTGAATTTATATCGAGCGGGCTTTTTATTGACATTTACTATAACCCTTGCAATTACTTAATCCACCGCTTATATTCGTGTCAAGAATCGACAGGAGTAATGTT